AGTAAAAGATTCCTATAGAGGCATTGCCGCTGTTTGCCCTTATCAACCCCATTGATGGAAGGACGGCAATGCCCCGCAAGCAGTCTTTTACTGCTCAATACATTTCGGACCTCCTTTCTCCTATAGGCGATAGCTTACAGCCAATCGCCCAAATTACTCATCTGTTCTGGTGGCAGCAAATTGCCTATTCGGTAGCCAATGCCTCTTCTTCAGTTAGACACAGCAAGTCGGCGGTATCTTCCGTCAAGTAGTCATATGACCAAAGCCCGTGCTTGATAGGGACTTTAAATCTCTCAGGGCTCCTCTTCCATGTTTTAACCTTACCGTTTACTCTCCAACGCTGAGGCGAACCGTCCGCATTTCTATTAGAAATGTGATATAACTCTTGCCCGTAAGATAGACCTAACGCTTGGTCTCTTGCTATCATTTACTACACCTCCTTTATCTATCTTTGCTTGAATGTCTTGCAGTAAAGGGAAGGCCAAAGCTGATGATACCTTATTACTCTTCCAGAGATCAACTACTTCATCCCTGAAAGAAATCAACTCCGAATAAGATACAAGACAGCCCAGCCTATCCCTCAAAGTAAATAATACATCTGCCTGGCTCACGCTACATCTCCTCTCTACTCCCCCAAGACTTACTTAATTGACATTGTGATATGCTCTAAGACAATCGATGGAGCAAAACTTTCCATTGATAAGATTACTACAATTGGTGCTGATACAGCCGTCAGGCTCTATTGAGTAAACAAACAAATGACCCTTGCGATTTTGTCCGCACCAGTCACATGTACTTTTAGTCCTAACACACTGCCTCCAAATTTCCTCACGGGCATAAGGGTCTCGTGATATAAAAACCTTACTCATAATTCTCACCTCACTTTCAATCGTCTGAAAGTTGTTTTGCTATAAACTAGTCTGGAATACGCTTGCGCAGATCCCAATTATAAACCTCGTGCAAGTAGTCTTTCAGATATGAGTACTTGCCAGCGAATCTACCAGTAATAGTAATGTTAGCGCCAAAAGCCAGTGAAGGAGTAACGGATACCGTGTATGGAATCCATCCATCATAATACCCATTTTCGTCCATCGCATGAAACTCGTTATAAAACACTAGCCTATTTGAATGACTCTTTTCATAGTCAAAAACATATTCAGAATCAATCCCAGAGCCGTGAGGAAAATAAGTTTTTATCAATGACTCAATAGTCTCCTCGTTCTTATCTTCCCATAGTTTATTACAAGTATCGGCGCATCTTTTTTTGGCATCGACTAATATTGCCAATTTAGCATACAGTCTCTCTTTCATTTACTACACCTCCTCAATTGCTACATTCTCGACAATAAGAAACACTTTGCCGTCTCTATTGTAACAAACCTCAGCCCCTTCTATATGCCAAGATCTGTTATAGATTGCCAGTTGACGCTTTTTTCCATTTTCGGTAGTTACTGCTTTTCTCTCTCGAAGGTACTGTTGCCCAGAATCGACCAAGTGGCCATCCTTCCACATACGTCTTTTCACAAAGTCAAATCCATCAGCATTGAGTATCTTCTTCACTTTGTGCAGTAGTAAAGACTCCCCTGAAGCATTTACTACACCATAACATTTCTTGTCGCCTTTCTCCCTTTCTACTAAACACAGTCCCTTCTCTTGGTTTAAAAATACCTTCATTATTATCTCCTTCCTGCTATTCCTATAGCAATTTGAATCTTTTCCCAAGGAGAGGGCAAGTCATATACTCTAGGCCTTTTCTCCAGACAGATCCAAACTGAATACGGATCTAAGGGGTTTTTCCACGAACAACCAGGGCATCTTGGGTATACAGAACCCCAATGATTCGTTCCAAAACTCTTGATCAGACCGCACCTTGTGCATCTATACTTCTTATATGAATACTTTCCAGTTGTAGGTTTGCTCATTTACTACACCTCCTTTAATTTTTCCTGGTGGCAGCTCCCAACTACTTCACCTCTATAAGGCCACTCTTTATGTAGCTCCTCAAGACGCTACATTTTACTACACGTCCAGGCCAAGCTTCGCTATACCTGGCCGCAACGGCTGCTTGAAACTCATCGACATTAGCAAATTCAGGGCTGAAGTCGATAGCGTCAATGTACTTTACATTCACTCGAAGGGATTCAGTATTAAATTGATCCTCAAATAAGTAATCAGTCTCAACGTCAAGCCACGCACCCGCAGCTTCACCCATGCCTAGAGCCCAAGACCTTCCAAGACCCTCCAAGATAACTTCCGCACGAGCTTCCTTTTCAGCTTGTGTCTTTCCCAATTGACCACGAACGTAATGACTCCACCAATCTTTTGATATTCTAATTCTCATAATTTTATCCTCCTTTATTTGTAGTAATAGTTCAAGGATGGGCAGGGATGTAGTAATTCCCTGCCCTACATTGAAGCATTACTCGGTGAGAAGTATTACTCGGTGAACATCTGCGGGAGTGTAGGTCTTATCCTTTTCAATTCCTCCATATATTTGATCTCTTCATCAATTCCAAGACAAGCTACTATGTAGTCAAATAGAGGACATTTGACTAGATACCCATTTGCCAATCGAATTACTACATTCCCTTCACAGAGCCCTACTACAACGGCATCGGCAGGCAGTGAAGAAATAACACCTGCAAAGCTTCCATCATACTTTACTACGAAACGTGGAATTTGCTCAAAGTGTGTCTTCTTTATCACTTTGACCTTTACTGCTTCCCCTGAGTCAATTACTTCTCTGTAGCCCCCAGCCTTCGCCGTCTTTACTGCTCTTTTCTTAGCCATAACACTCCTCCTTATATAAGCTTTGGCCCTCTAAATGGTGACGGGGCTCAGAAGCTATTAAAATCAAATACACGGAGGACGCTCTAAATACCCAGCGTCCTCGCCCAAGGCTTCAATAATCCTTTTACTAGTCTTACAGGCATACTCATTCCTCAGATCATAATTTCCAGTGTCAAAATTTTCAGCCCACCTCTTTAGACAAGCAGCAAAGAGACCGAAAAGCCCTTGCTGTAACGTCCTGTGTAAAGAACAAACACCGTCAACAAAGCCTTCGGTGTCAGGAGTGAAGTTATTAGCAAACGTACTCAGTTCCTTAACTAATTCCTCGGTAGTAGGTCTGTTCATCGTTTCGTCCTCCTTTCCTTCTACAGGTAAGATTCACTCCACTGCTTAAACAACTTCTTTGCCTTTTTCTCATCCCCAGTTATACGAGCTACCATTGCTCGATACCAAATCGACTTAGAGGGGATTCCTTGCCGTTTGGCTCCGTACTTGAATGACTCCAATCTAGCGAGTAAAACCTTCTCGCCGTTCTTGAACCATTCGTGATAACCCTTACCGCTACCATGATAAAATTTTATCCCTGAACATTTGTCAGTGTCTATGATGAAACCATGATTTCCATGAAACCCGCAGTGGGGGCATGTAGTAATAGCTGGCATTTACTTCGCCTCCTTTCCAGTTAGCCTTTTGATTATCTCCTTTGCCTCTTTCTTAGAGGGGCCTCCAAGAATCAAAGCCCCTACATCACTAAGCTCTAAAGTACGCCTAGCAATTTTCAATTGGTGTTTCTCAAATACTGATAGTGATAATTTCCTTTTGCTCATTTACTGCACCTCCTTTTTTTACTGCTTCAGCCATTCCTGTCCGCATGTAGGGATTTGAACCCTACTATCACCCGGCCTCCTGGCCACTCCTGGTAGCGGACAGCAAGGGCCAAAGCCCATTGCCTTATACTTACTCCTTTCTAGCGGTGGCAGCAAAAACTAACCACCGCATTCACACAGTTCAGAAGCATACGCAGGATGGTATAAACTCCCAGCTTGCCAGTCCTGCCAGTTACCCCCGTCTATAGTAATCCTATGCCTACCCTTTGGGAGATAACCGGAAATTACTACTGCTTCAGGGGCTACCTCAAAAAGGGCATCAAAAAAATCCCCATGTACATGCCAGCAAGCAGCAGCAATTCTACGTCCAGCAACGCCTCTACGTGCTCCTGGCCCTCTACTGCTTTTCACTGTTAGAGTAAACGAGTTTGCTTCCAAAGTCTTAAAGCGAATGTTCCCATCGTACTTCTCATTGACTTTGTGCAAAGCACTTTCTAGATCCCCACTTGTACAATTTTTATATTTCATTTACTCACCTCCTTCGCTATCTATATCCAACAGGGTTTGATCATCAAGCTGTCCGTACTCGGCATAGTACAAACAGTCTTGGCATACCTCATAACAATAAGCCTGTTTGGTTTTGGGGTTCCATCCTGAAGCATGATAACGATCACCGCCAAGACGGGAACCACAACACTCGCAAGCCCTCCAAGAGAAGTAAGGTTCAAATCCTACTTCTTCTTCGCAGATAGGACATACAGGCTCTTCTTCAGATCCAGACTGTGAGAGATTAGTAATTCCTTCAGTCTCAAAAAAGGCTTTTACCTTTCTCTCATACTCAGAGTACTCGGACTTGTTCATTTACTCACCTCCCTAAACGCTTGCCGGTAATAAAATCGATCCAGCGAATGGCAGCTTCTCTTGAAGTAAAAGAAGCCACAATTTTTTTGTCTGCTCTCACATCGTGAGTATACCCTTTATCTCTGGAAACAGAAGGCCAGCGAATTGTATACTCTGCCTGTGAGTAGTTAGGATGCCGGTATACTTCACGACCGCCAACAAACAGCCTCACAATACTAGTTACTAGTATTGCACCTCCTCCTGTACTTCTGGTATTGTGCAGTAAAATGGGGATGTGAATTGGCCCCATACTTCTACCTATCTGACCCGTTACGTCGAACTCCTCTCCCCAGTCTCGCCCGGTTTTACTATCACCATAAAACAACCGGACTCTAAGGCCATGCACCCTGGCCCTTTCCAACTCTGTCAATAATTTTGGATCGGTACTAGCAGGGTAGTACGTACCGCTTTTGTGCCGCACGTCTATGAATGTGCGCCCTGTAGGCCCTATCCATTTATGGATACGTTTTGGTGTTGTCATTTACTACACCTCCTTTTTTACTGCTTCAGCTACACGTTCCATCCTAACTCTTGAGTCACTAAAGTATGGTACGCAGTCCTTTTTATTTGTGGAATCTTTCCGCAAAGCTTTCCAGGACCTCCATAAAAAGGATAGTAACCAAAACAGTCTGCTAGTACTTCATTAGAAACATTCCCTTTAAACCATGCCCAGCGAATCCATGAGAATTCATCTAAATCCCTTTTGCCTTCTTTTAAAATTACAGTATGTTTTTCTTTCATCTTCTCTCTCCTTTCTTCGTACTACCTACCTTTATGATATGTAGGTAGCAATTTTATATTGTTCTCCGTCTTTACTCAATTTAATAAGCACACCAGAGAAAAACGAATCCGATGAGTAACCATGCCATTCACTTTCAAATGGATGATTGCCTTCAAGCCTTAAAAAGTCTGAAATATGATACCAACAATGCCGGTAGTAAATCCACCCATCATAGTCAGCACCGTCCTTATCCAAATGGGCATACTCTTCTTTCTTTACTTTCTCAGGTACTTCATACCCATACTTGAAATCCTTCCACTTATAATCAGTAATAATCTCTAAACTCATTTACTTCACTTCCTTTCTTTATTTGGATTGCCTGCAATATCTACAAGGTGAGATACTGGGCGCTCAGGTCCAGTCAGCCCTCCAACCTCGCACCTAAATCGGCCCCTATGGCCGGTGAGGAAATCTTACTTACTGTCCAGGAGGAACGAGGTCAAGTACTCCTGGACACCCCATATACATTGTAGCAATCCATGTCTCCTTGAATTACTCTCACAGTGGCGGGATATCGGGCGCTAAGGTCCGATCAGCCCTCTAACTCCGCACCTAAGCTGGTAGTAATACCAGTGAGGAAATCCTGCTTGCCGTCCAGGGGGAACGGAGTCAAGTACCCCTGAACACCACTTGTAGTAATTCATTATATAATAGATCCAACCCGGTCCATCCTACACAGTCGGACAGACTAGGCAAGACCTACAATATCTCATATGTCGGTCTCCGTGACAATTACTGATCTTGGCCCTCACGGTACGCCTCAATGTAGTATTTTAAGTGTGCCGCTACCTATGTAGTAATTACTACCACCAACCTTTCGGTAATTTGTCGTCCCTACTCTCGTGGTGGCAGCAAAAACTACTTGCAGCTATTCAACCATTTACTCTTGATTGACCATTACGGTTTACTCTTCAATGGTGTTTTACTACATTGGCACAGATAGCCTTCGAGCTATCATCTAGCAGCCCTTTCAGCTCTTTCAAGCTGTTTATCGCCTCTGTCGGTTGTCGTCCCTACTTCGTTTTACTACCTGGTGGCAGCAAAAACTTTCGGTACATACGCATCAATCAGGTTTACTACTTCCTTCTAACAGAGCCCGGCAAACTGAAGGCCGTTTGACTTGTTAGGTTACTTGCCTTTTTTTGTCTATGGGATGTTGAAGGTCCCAGCGATGAGCGCCTCGGCTAAACCTGATTTGTTCAGCTCCAATTGAGTGCAATAAAAAGTTTTACTAATCACTGCACTGTTGGACTGTCTTATGTCTGCGTGATTTGAAGCGAATCAATTAGGCGGGAACGAGCGGAACGTAAGCCGTCCCGCTCTCTACTTTCCTTTTGTGGGCTTTATCCTTGCTTGGTTTGGCTTCCGGCCATTCCGCTTCTGTTTTTTCCCCGTTCGCTGGCCTCTGGCCCATGCCGGTTGCCTTGCTTCCGCTTAGTGCCTTTTTCAAAGAGCTTGTTTTTTCTTACCTTTCAATTATAAGGTATAACAGATAAGCCCTTTTGTCAAGGTTTTTTGGTCGTTTTTTTCGTTTTTTCTGCCCCAAAAACTATAACAGATACAAATACTTACAAAAAATCGTACTTTTTTCTCTTTCCAAGCCCTAAAAACGGCCTAAAAAACGGCCAAATCTTAAGGAGGTGAAGTCGTCTATTCCGACCTTTAATTACAATTTTGTAATTCATGTAATTAGACCTTGACAAAAAAGCTTGCCTACTTTCTCACGTCTGAAACCAGATCCAAGGCCTTGACAACAAAGTCAGCCTTTGCTATAAATGAGTCTATCTGGAATCCAAACAGGAGAGGAGTCTATAAAATGGGGGCTTTTCACAATCCTACCAACAGCCACAAATCAAAGGCCCTGAAATTTGAAATAGTGAGTCTTGAACGGAGAAAAAAATTTTGTATCAAAGATCTTTCTGCCAGCTCCCATGCGTATAGCATTTAGCTAGTACCATTCATTATGCCCCAGGCCCATTTAGAAAGTGCTAACTTACATCCTTATCGCACAAACAATAAGGACTTCAACGAGGAGTAGTAAAACACATGAAACCAAAAGACCAGATCAGCTTAAAAGACTTCGAGCACTACACAGGAAAGATAATTCTCGCTTCTACAAGCAGAAGCAAGGCCAGGCTATATGCCACAATACAACCTGCCAGCAGTAACTCCATATCCTATGAGGTATGGACTAATGATGAAATTCGTTATGTGTTCAAGGACTTTATTTCAGCCATTGGCTTGTATAACTCTCTATGCGCCTGAAAGGGTGAGAAAAGGGATACAGGTTAAGGAGAATTTAAAAGCATACCCTAAACATGGCGGTATCTTTAAAGTTGGCGATACTATTGAAATTCAGTGAAGCAAGTTATTTCCTGAGTTAGACTTAAAGGAGGTTTAAAGTGTTGAATAGGTATTTACGGTTCTCAAAACTCGGCTTTGTGGTATGGCCAGGCCATACTCCATCAAACCAAAATGCTAATATTCAACATAGTCAAATGGCTAATGCCATTAAAGCAACCAAATCAGAAGAAGAAATAGGCAAGTTAATTTCAGCAGGCTTTTGCCATATACTAGGAGAGCAAACTGTATGCTTCGGCTTTTCAATGACTACAAACCTAAAAAGCCTGAAAGGAGACTCGGAGCTACTCACAAGGCAATTAAATCTTCAACAACAATAATCAATACAAGTATTAGAAGTAGAAGGGTAAGGTGGCCATGTATCGCCTTGCCTTTTCTTTTGCTTCCTTGCCTCAATTACTAATCATCCCCCGGTGGCAGCTAACCGATTCACCAGGCCTGCTAAGAAGTACTAATCACTTCTCGAATTTTTCCCAGAATTTTTTAACATACCTATACAGACCATCCTATTACGATCTTCAGGTCTTAGTTTAACTTGGTCAGATTAGATACACATAGGCTGTAATTTTTGATCAGAATTTTATTGCTCTCTTAAAGGACACATAGGTTCAATTTTTTGGTCAGAATTTAAATACGTATAAGTTGTAATTTTTGGTCAGAATTTTACAGACCCCGCAGGCAGTAGTATACTATTAGTAATTTGAGATTTTCGGACCCCACCCCCCAGGTAGTAATTAGTAATTAGTATTCTCTGAGTATACTCACCTTGTCCTCAGTTAGTATACTCGCCTAGTAATTAGTATTAGCAGAGTCATTGCATGACCATATGCTTAGATTACTATGAGTATACTTACTCGCCTGCCAGGACAGGTCGCACCTGCGACCTAGTCATTGACTGATTACTAATCACTCGCCCTATGCAATCACATATCCAATTGCTCGCCCAGTACTCCTAGTATACTAATTACTAATTACTCATTTCCAATTACTCGAACCAATCAGTTTTACTATTAGTAATAATTACTCGCAAGGGGACATTCTATCTGACATATAACATCTGACATATAACATCTGACATCTAACACTCTACCTATACCCTTCTATCTATACTATCTGACATAGGACATATACTAGTCTATCTACTATTTACTATCTATGCCATGGACTATCTATGCTGTTTGGCATCTACTACTCTATATATGATAGGGCATCCTACCTGACATTTACTATCTATGCTGTCAAGCGTCTGCTGCCTACTACATCCTATCCGACATCTGTTATAGAATGCCTGCTCTCTCCAGCGCACAGTATACTGTATAAAGCCTTTACCGGGCCTTGCATCATACTGCTTAATATCTGGCATATACTCTTCTCTCTAACTCCTTTAACACTGCTCTGCATACTACCTTCTCTCCTGCATACCTCTATACTACACCTCTCCTGACTATCTTTGGCTTTCCTACTTATACTTATAGCTTTCTTTGCTTTCGGTACTTCATTCAGTTGGTTTAGGACTTATTGGCAGGTAGTACTATATACCTCTGCATACCTATCCTATCGATACAGTACTATTTCCTTCTGCCTACTACCGATCACCTATGCTATACACCTTACTGCATACGTAGCAAAGGTAATACTGGCAAGCATCTGCTACAGATCTGTCTTTGCCTGAGCATACTCTATGAGCAAGTACTTATAGATGCGATTCTATAGGAAGCAACACTGTCGATACATACCACCAATCAGTCTGCTATGAGGGACCTTCAGTACTGCATACGTAGGATCTTAGAGGAGACATACCGTTGAGGATATAAGGGAAGGGCTGTGCTGCCACCGAGGAGTAATGAGTAAACAAGGGGCTTTGGCCTAATGCCCATCTGGTGTAGGCACTTCAGTTGAGATACCTACTTTTATAGTATGTGGGCTATCGTCTGCTTTGCCGTAAGTATAATTGACTAGCCTTACAAGATGAATATCGCTAACCACCAGGCCCGTCTTTGCTTCATATACACCAATGGCCTTTAGTATTTTCTGTTTGAGTATCCTGGTTTCTGTTTTAATCTGGGAAAGAGTGATTGCTTCTTCTTTGTCCATGGTATGTTGTCTCCTTTTTAAAGGATAGGGAAGCGAATCAAAATGTCTACATCAGCAGTGGTTATATTTTCTTCCTCGGTATGGATAGGGTTTATTTCAAAAACAGTCAACCCGGTAGCCTCTTCAAATGAATAGATGAGATTTAAGATATCATGCCGAAGCATGGCCACTTTGCATTTCACTTCTTCTAGCCTTTCAACTTTATCTTTGGACATTGCAGCAACCCCTTTCAGACGATAGAAAGTAAGTAACGTCTTTAGTCAAGACAAAAGAGTATATAAACCATAACAGCACAAGCCAATATACTGCACATTAATACAGTAATGGCAATAGTGGCAAGCTCAACCGCTCTAGACAGCCTATGCTTGATTAGATTTAATATCACATGGTCGGGTATGTCGTTATCGTCTAGCCCTGTAAAAGCCTTGAAGGCTTTAGCCAATTCGCTCATTAACTTATTACTCTGATCATGGATAATAGTATTGTACAAATGATAGCTCCACGACCCCTCCCCCATTATAGGGGAGGGGTTTTTTAAATTACTCAATAAATGAGATCCTTAATTTTATAGGACAAGATAAGGGGAATCCCTTGCGTTATACCATAGCATAGGCCAGTCCTTTAGCTGTCTAAGGCTCTCGTTTTGTTAAATGGCTTTCCTCGAACCAAGAACCTCCTTCTTCGGTTACAACATAATATTGCTTGCCCCCGCTATCAAACGCCAACACAGTTATAAGACCAGCAACGCCAGAAAGAGTATTAACTTTTTCATTCAATCCGAATTCAAAATCCACTCTAGTTATCACTTATTCTCACTCCCTTCTTATTCCCTGCTTTATTTTCTTTCATCTGTGCTTTTTACTTACATTCAAAACTGCACTGCTATAGTCCTTGTTCTTAGCAATCCAATCGTCAACGCTCCGAGACAGGAAAAACAGGAGCTGTGAATTGATGGTTCTAAATTCTATATCAGCTATTTTCTTGATCTGAGGATAAAGTATACTGTCTTTGGGGAATGTCAAATGAAACTTGTCAGCTTTGATTGCTTCATTGTAGCAAACGATACAATACCCTGGAGGAGGAAACCCCTTCTTTACTCTGACAGGGCGCTTGCCGCACTTTGAGCATAGGGGCCTTTCTTCCGATTTGCTTCTCTCATCCTTTGGACCTTCTTTCCTGCAAGTCTCCTCCGTTACTTCATTTTGCCAGTTTGCTAAATACTCACAATCTTCATAGAGTCCTTCATCGTCGCACTTGTGACTATGAACACACTTAGCACAAGGAGCATCGAAGGCATCAGTCTCTTTGGGGTCCAAGGATCTTGGCAGTTTATTTTTGCTTTGCTTCTTCATCTTTTTTACTTAGACTGCATTCGTATTTTTCCTCAGCTACTTGGTAGTAAGATCTTCAAGAGTAGTTGTAATAATATCATGAATCGCCATTGCTAAGTTTCCAACCTCTACAGCGTTTTACTCCTATTCGTCTGATATATTTCTAGTGAGAAGATATTCATGCAAGTAAGCCATAGCGTTAAAAATGACTCCGCAAAGAGCATCGTTTAAACTCTCAACGGCATAACTACCCAAACCTCTATGGTGCAGCCAAACATCTACAAAATGCCGCAAGAATGACTTCATGATTTGACTGCGAGGAATTCCTTTTTGCCAATTGTCAGAGTCCCGTAATGATCCATCTTCTAGGCGTCTATGCTTGTCCAAATATTTTGCATAGTGCAGCAAAACGAGAGGACTTAAAAATCCTTCAAAGTCAAGCTTACCTTCGTCGCTATTCCTGCTCGCTCCTGTAGCAAATACTCTTCTTGCTTCTTTTTCTGCATGTCCCACTATAGACATTATAGCTCTCCTTTGTATCTAGACTTTAAATCAGATCTAAGTCGATTTCTTGCAAGCCAGCCCAACCTCCGGCCCAAACCATATTTCCTATCCAAACGTTTATCAATATTCCAAATACGCCTTCGAGCGGAATACTTCATACGCTCCCAAATGCAAGGCTCGTCAAATGGGCTAAGCCCTAAAGGCGGTTTGAGTAAATAGACATCCCCATATTTCTTTCTAATGTACCACATAGCCAATAGCTTCAGAAATAAAGTCATTTTACTCCTTCTACCGATCCACGGTTTTCAGATAGCAATCTCATTCGTCGTGCAGTGGAATATTTGGAGGGACCATAAATTTATAAATATGATCTTTGTGACTATGGCACGAGCAATTGGATTGCTCACATTTCTTGCCCAGCACAAAAACCCTCAATTCATCTTTTGGCCTATTCTCATTTTGCATGTTTACTTCCCCCTCCTTCCTGGTTAGCTATTTCAATTAAAAAATCCCCATGGCACCGTTTAGGAGCACAAAAGCATACAAGATCTTTCCCTCTTAGCTCCTGTTTGAATTTTTCTAGTAGTAATGGTTTGGAGCGAAGCATTTGCTCATACTTGTCACAAACAGCATCTCTGTCTCCATCTATTCCTATTACAAAAGGATTGCCATAGGGAGATCCTCTGCCGATGTAAATTGCTCCAGGAGGGGCTGTGTTGTGGTACTTATTATGGACCTTTGGCATGTAAGCAATACCTCCTTAGCTGTTGAACAGTCTACTAAATACATTAAATGTACCCAATATGTCGCCAATCCTCAAGGATTGCGACTGTCCTTCTGTCTACTGTATTTTTAATAGCGTTTCTTACATAGGATGTACCAGAGGGATCAGTTATCATTTTTGGGCCAGCGTATCCAACACCAGCATCGTTTTGATCAAAGACAGGATCTTGAGAAGAAAAACTTTTGCCAAATCGTAAAAGACGAATTGGTTTTTCTTTCTCCTTGCTTTTTACTTCAAATTTTAACTTTGGCAGTGGCTTGTCTCTGAAAAGAGCGTTGAGTATAGTTTGAATAGCTGTGTGGCAGGTATAGCAAAACCATAGATCGTTACCGTCCGAAGTTCTATAAGAAAAACGATGAGCCAGGCAATCGCTCTCGTAATCTACAAACTCACCAGGATTGCAAATCTGTTTCCAATGACCCGTGCCCGTATATACCAATCCGCAGCAATTAGGATGCACATACTCCAGATAAAAGTTGCATTTCTTATTGAAGCAAAATGGAAGATTTTTACTCACGGCTTCATCTCCTTAGCTGTTGAGTAATATACTAAGTCCTAATGCCAAGATCTAAATGTCTCGCAGCAAGCCATTTCCTCTCCGTACTGATAGGAGGTGGCTCGCTTGGCTTCTGTAGGCAAATATTGGAGCCTTGCAGTCTTCGAGTATTTTAATGGCTTCAGGTCTTATTATCGGAAAGGAGCTATTGTCGTGAAAGAAAGCCTTCTCAGCCATGCCCCTAGATTTGATTTTCCCCTTCTCTATCAATTCCTCAACAGAGAACCTTTCAGCGTCTTGGTCCGAAACAATACATACACCTCTGGTGTGGATGTGTGTCTCCAGGTCCACTGCAAAAGTGACGAATACTCTAGGGCGGTGTTTATCATCCTCATAGAAGTAATGAGCGTATCTTAAACGGCTTCTACACCACTTAAGCCACCTATCATGTTCCTTCTTTTCCTTACGTTTACTCATTGATCTTTTACTCATCTTTATTGCTCCTTTCGCATAGTCGCTTAGTGGAGTGTAATACTGCACAAATCGACCAGCTCACGTATACTACGTTTCACACCAACAGCATTCGGATCAACAAAAGAGTTCAATAACAAGTAGAATATCTTTGCTGCCTTTTCTGCTTCTTCAAGATTGGCTCCTTTAATAGAACAGTGTACCTTATCATCCGAGCCTATAAAAACAGTTTCCAGCCTGGCAGCTACGCCAAAGCCTAGCAGCACATCATTAAATAGGCTATTTCTTTGTGAGAGATCCAAATCAGGCTCGAAGCAAATAGTCCAAATCTTATTTTCGAGTTCCTTCTTTTTCTCCTCTTGACTCATATACTCTCTCCGATCTAAAGTGCAATTGCTACCCAACTATTACTTATATGTCTTAACCAGATCGGGATTCGGGCATATAAACTCATTTTCTTCTAAACCCCAACGTGTTGATCCTTGATGGCGGTTTTTACCATTTAGTTCACCAGCGATAATTCTCGTACACCAACAAACCGCCGAATCGTCAACTATAGACGGGTCAATAGCTTTGGCCTGCTTTCGCACCCACGCACAAGTGCGGCTTTTGCTTGCTTTTCTTCGTCCATTGCTTTACTAACGTTTACTAACGTGCAGTTTACTTACTTTTGTCAATGCGAAACCGCTGGTTATTTTTTAACACTAAATCCGCAATCTCACACGATTTTATTTCTGGTTCAAATGATTCATAACCAACAAGTTTAGCCAATATATTCATGCCCTCATAATATTCATTTGAGTGATGTAAAAGGAAAATCGCCCTCTTGATTAACTGCCGCTCTTTCTTAGTCACAAGTCACCTAACTAAAATTTGATATGCCTGATTACTTTCTTATATCTGTTTGACACTTTCTCTGATTGTTTTTTTACTTTCTCACGCTTTCTGTTTGCTTCAAACATTTGTACCATAGTCTGATTAGAAGAACGAGACGGCTTCGCACTGGCCAAAGAACGAAATCCCCAATCTGGGTAATTGCACATCGATCGTTCCCCAAAGAATCTGAATATCTTTAAAGCTTCAGGACAGTGTAGGAAATGATCCGATAAACTTTCCCATAAATGCTGTATCCTTTTCTCTACAGAGTCTCTAAAAAATCTTAATTCTCTACCGTGCGGCGATTGTAGCAGATAGGCAAGACTTCTTGACTCGAACTGAACTCTCCATAACATACTACAAGCGGGACATGTGCATTGGAATACTATTTGGTGGGTCAGAAAGGCATGATCATAAAAAACAGAGTACTCAACAGGAGCGCCCAGGGCTTTAAACTGATACGTACTAGGGCACTCGCTAAGGATCATTTCCATAAACTTGCGAGGTTCTATATAACTAGCCATTGACAATCTTTCACTTTCTATTGCCCATACAATACTTTCATCCAAGGAACAAGCTTTTCTAAATCGCCATTCTTCCAAGTAGAAGGTCCTTTGAAGTAATCTGATTTTTCGTTCCAACACTTATAGTCTTTGCCCTCTCTTGGAAGTACCTCGTGTATCTTGCACACTTTTTCTAAATCGTCTCTCATTACGCATTGCCCCATGGCATATGTCTCTACAACAGGCAAAAAATGACCTAGTAAATGCCTTTGACCAGTGTTAGCAAAACGCAGATATGCTACATGAGTGTCTGGGTCCATATCTCCGACCATGTAGCTACGAACCAGTTTTGAAATACTCATATCTAAGAAGTTGGCAATTACTCTAACTTCGTTAGGGGACGGAGCGCAGGTACGCTTTGCGCAGCACCAACCGCAACCAACACACTTAAGCTTGCCTATGTCTACAGCAGGTTGTCTCAAGCGGCGCTGCATAATGATCCATGCATTATAGGTTCTTTGTGCTGACTTAATTACTTCTATTTGTCTTAGTCTGCTTAGAAAGTTTGTCACAATTGCTCCATGGGAGGATAAGGCCAGGTGTCAGCGAGGCGTTGTCGCTACAACAAGGGCTGTCAAGCTTTTTATTCACCATTTCCGACACCTGGCCTAAAATATTGTTGATTACTACTAATCTAGACTTCCAATGATTATAGCTAGTCTAGATCCTCTAAAGCAGAACGAAAGGCCTTCAAGGCCGTACGTTGGGTTCTCATCATATCAACTTGTGCTTGCACATTCGTTCGGATAGCTTTGATATATTCTTCCAATTTTCCATCATAGCTATCATCAATCTGACAAAAGAACCAAAGCTTTTGAATCTCCCTTGCTACAGGGCTGGGAAGGCTCTTTACTGCATATCGGATAGTGCGGGGTTTGGTCCGGCGGTGCTTCTTGATAGACTTTTCCTGTTTGTTTGGTTTTGCAATCTTCTTGGCTTTTCCTCTGGCCATGATTAATTACCTCCTTATCCCTACAAGTTAGTAAACAGATATGGACATAGTCTAAACTTCATCACCTCCTTATTTAGAAGTATTCAACATGAATCATTAACTCATTGCTTAAGGCTTTGTTGATAAGATCCTCAGTGCCTTTGCTGCTTCCATCCCATAAAGCAATCGCTGCTTCTGCCGATTCTACCATTTCAGAATTGCGTAAAAACCCTGCACTTTTCCCATGAGTATCCCAATCGGCAGGCATCTTAATTACTTCAAGCCCTTTGTCCTTTGCCCACCATTGTCCTACAACATCAGGCCCACGGGCGCAGCCAGAAACAATGTGAGTTACAGATTCAAACCACCAGTCAATTTCTTCTTCTACTATTCTAGTAAGAGTGTTTTTAATAAACCGAACATCTGCCAGGTCGTACTTCCATTTCTCATTCGGATCTGGCCTTACCAAATTTCTAGTGCCTGCAATTATACACCTCATTCTCCTATCCTTCCAATGGAGCCCCATAGTTATGGTATGCCTCAATCCAATTACTAAAACCCCTAGCCTTTGCATTTCTGTTCAGCATGTTCAGAATAATAATTTTATTCGACGGATCGTCCTCAACAGGCCAAGGATCTGAACACATTACTAAGTCTAATAATGCTATGAAATCGCAGGTGTCCATAAGCTACTTCCTTTCATTATTTACTAATCTTTATCGTCGTACTCACGAAACCTTTCACATATCAGCTCGGCAATAAAGGAGTAAAACAAATCTTTCCGTTTCTTACTCCAAGCAAGTCCCGCCATATCAGACTCCCACAATTGCTCCATTTCAAGCTTTAAGCCGCAAGTATCCTGGTGCGAGCACTCTTCACAGCTCACGCTAAAATTAGGCCGATAACGATCTTTCACATCTGCATCTGGAATCATTTGTCTATCCTTTTTGCTTTGCTTCCTTCTCTTTCTTCAATCGCTCTGCTTGTTCTAAAGTAAGAGGTTGCAAGGTCAATGCCTTTTTGGTTTTCTTACGAATGAAAAATAGTATTCCATTTAGTTGATATATTTGACCCCGTCTAAATCTAGACATTGCCTCTTTTCTGTCAGTAATCCCAATATCTCCCTGCTCGCTAGTAAAAGCCCTTTTCTTCATTCTATTTCCTTTTGAATCTTAACAATCTTGGAGTATTGACAGCAATCATACAATCAGGAGATCTTTTTCGTAGAAATCGCAACAACCGGATAGCATGTATGTCAATTATAATTACTTCTTTACTGCTTGCTCCCTGCCTTTCAAGGTTTAGCATAACATCCCTCATGGCCCTGCCAGCTTCTGAAGCGGAGATGCCTGACTGTGCCACTGCCTGAATAAAATCCATATCAAGCCTTTCTGAGAGGTTTCTCATCGACTCTTCCATTCTTAGAGTAGACTGAAAAACCTCTTGAAAGTTCCTAACTAAAGGATGCAAACTACAAGAAAAAGCTCTGGCCAATTGGGAAGTAATTCTTGACAGATCCACACTAATGTCAATAGTTGTTGCTTGAGGCATTACTAATCTCACCTTCTACTTATAAATCGCAAAAGCCTTCGGCCTGTCCTATTGCCTACAAAACCTAACGTCTGCTTCACTTGCACCGCCAAGTACAAGCTCTGGTTATGGCCGGTTCTTATTATTCTTCGATTTGCGGCACGGTAAACCCTCGCAAAATTGACGGAATTTTCAAAAGTTCTTCTGTCGCCAAATCTCCAGCAGATCGGCCATCCGGTAAAGACAGATATTCAAAAAACGCTTTCCGAGCCCCCTTGATGGTAGCACTGAGACATTTCGCTTTTACATCGTGATACAATAGGGTGGCCGCCTGCCTTCTTGCAGCTAACTGATCCTTTTCGTTTTTGATTGGAAGCACAGGCCACACAATTTTGAATTGATCTCCACCTATTTGAAAAATCATCAGATATGCAGAGGTTCCCAATGACGGGTCTTTTCCGAAGGCATGAGTCAAAACCGTACCGCCCAATACTTCGATTTGGTCACTAGCCCTATCAAGCCATTTCTCAGGTTGCGATGTACTTGTTTTCCAGTAATTTATTTTTTCGGCCTGTGGTAGTTTCATATAAAAGCCATAACTGAGAATGTAAGCTCCTACGACTATAATCCTCAGTAGTAGTAGTGGAGGTAATAGTAATAGACATATCGTTGTTATACAACAGACGAGACACAGTATCCCGCAACTCTCGCTGACCAGATCCAACAGTGCGTATGATATTTTCTATACGCTTTAACCTGCGCAGTGCCTTTACAATCACTACTCCTAAAATTACTACACAACAGCAGACACAAACAATTAAAGATGCAAGTGGTATTACAATCTCCATTTTACAACTCAAAGAATCCCAAACGATCCTCGTGCGACAATCGCTGCACGTAAATGCAAAGTGCTACAAAGGCTATTTCCATTTCCATATCTTTTCTCTCTAACATTCCCTCTTTGACAAACGATACTAACTGCTTTCTAAGTTTAAGTAAATTGGAATCTGAGAATTCGCACCAGCCAGGCACTTTGTTTTTCTTGATCATTTTTTTGGCTTTGTTCTTCAAGTCCTTGGAGCAAATATCCATAATTCTACCAAGCACTCTGCGTTCCTTGGTCCAGTCTCTATGAGCTATTTTAGCATTCATGCAGTCCCCTCCCCCCTTTTTTAAAAAGTTTTACAACAGTTGAAACGGTTTGTAGCAATCCGCCGTCCACAAATACTTTCTTTAACAGGCACTGTTCGGTTATTACTATAAGCAGAGCAGGCAATTGCGTAATGGGCCTTTCTTTTATCTCATCTACTAGATCTTCGTATGAAATACTCATTAGAAAACCGATCCCCTCACAATAGATCCACGAATACTTCTACTTCTGCCAGATCCTTTTCTTGTTTCTCCTGTGAATTTCAACTTTCGTATTTGACGCTTAGTCAACGACTCTCCACGAACACGAGCCCTAGATGCTTTTGCTCTTCTCTTATTTCTTGTCTTGCCATAGCTGGCTTCTTTATATTGAAGTATAGTAACAACCCCAGCCACGCCATCAGATACGTCTTTGCTGCCACCGGCGGGATGATCAACTTTGTCTTTCTTTTCATCCCTCTCAAGTTCTCCCAACTCTGTTGCAAGTAAACTATGCCTTGGAAGTAAAATTCTCTCGTCTTTGATGGATTGCTTCACTTCCCCATACGGTACAATCGACGTGTCAACAGACAGAACACCGGATTTTATCTTTACTCTTTTAAACGCTTGAATCATCATTGCAGATTGCCAAGTGTCCAATGTGGCATACTTGAGGTATAGTATTGATCGTAGCCATAGGACCAAATCCTTGATCAAGTTCAAATCTACTTCCCTACCGGCTCTGGCCATAATACCTACAGCCCCATCTATCATATATATGGGCGCTCTCTGATCTGCTACAGACACAAACGTTTGACTCCTTTGATCGTAGAATTTTGTTTGAGGTAGTAATTTATATCCAAAAATACGTCCAATGCTCACACCAATACGATCTCCTGAAAGAGCCAAGTCTAAATGCACAGTCATTGGTATAGTCGGATCTTGAATGAACTCTTCAATGTAGTCAAGATCTACAAGCAATTCCCAATCAGGCAAAGTACTGTCAATGAGTTTATCAAGTACTATCACGCTATGTTTGAATAACTGCTTACCTCCTGTGAACTCTTCATGCTTTACTTGGGCCTTTTCAATCAGATCCTTATAAGGTATAAAAGGCTTGTCTGAAGCAGAGGCAATACCGGCCAGATCTCTAAGAGCACCATCAGGGTTTCTATCAAAATCCCGCCTGTACTCAATAGGAACTTCAATCACATCTTCCTCGTCGATAGCATCCTCAAGTTTTTTTATGACTCGTGTTTGCTTTATCTCACTTCCTTTCTCTACAAGGAAAACCTTCCCAGAAAATCTATCAGACGGCAAAGACTCCCAGAGGCTTAAGTTCATGACAAAAATGGAAGGGTCCGTCTTTGCTTCCTCCTTTTTTCGATCTGTAAAATCTCCAGGGTAGTTAGTAGAAGAAACTAGAAGCAATTTGCCAGGCAAGCTTCCTTTTTGCATAAATCTAGAATTCATACGAGTAATCAAAGCATTGTAACAACGCTCTGCTTGATCGTATTCAGATTCCCTTGTATACTGAGTCAAGGTTGAATCTTTGACACGAGCCATGAAGTTAAGCTCATCTAAAATACCGCCATAAACATTCATTCCAATAGCAGCAGTATCCTGACCCCCTACAGGCATAACTAGTATTCCTTTTGGAAAGCGAAGCTCTGACTTTACTTTAGGGTCGAAGAAGAAATTGCTTTTGAAATAAGGACTCCGTCTTAGTTTATCCGCAAACTGATTGAACGCTACCTTCTTAGCCTGATGCAGGGAAATGGATTGCATGATGAATACAATCGTTGATCCCGGAGCTAAGTCATATTCAATTTGCGGATTGTGGTAACAGCTCAAAACGTATAGCATGTAAGCCAATGCCAAATCAGCAAAGTAGTTTTTACCGATTCCAATTGCTCCTGTCAATACTGCTTCCACATAGTGAGAAGACTCAAAGAGTCTTATCAACTCAGACTTAATGGCTGGCCTTATAGAAGCTTTCTGGTCCAAAAATTGTCTACTTTCAATAAATTCTTCAACATCTACAACCCTGTCAACGCACAGGCCACGCTTTTGAAGTAAATAGCTAGAGTCTCCTGTCTGTATCGCCTGCAAAAAATTGCCGACGAAGTTTCTAAGATCGTCAAGCCACAAGTGCTGACTCCCATCTGCTTCAAACACGGGGCATGAGGATATAAGGACTTTCCACAGCTCTTCCTCCTGGTCTTTCAAATTGTACTGTTTGGCAATATGTGCTATTTTCTGAAAAGCCAACTCAGCAGATATTGCCTGCCTCTCTTTAAACATAAGACCGACACCTCACTTTTTTTGATCAGTCTCGGCCTCTCCTTCCCCTTTACTAGCACTGTAAACTCCATCCTGTCCGAGCATCAGAGGTATTGAACTTGCTTCTAGATTTTCGAGCAGGTTAGACGCAAATTGCTTCATTGTATCCCCACGATCTTTTACTACATGCTCTAATACTCCTCCAAACCTATGTTGAAGATGTAATCGTAACTCTTCTGGTTTAGCGTCCAAAACACCTAACTGTATTTGAAGCTTGACATACTTCTCTATGCCATTGAAGAGAACTTTTACTGCATCGTCAAGATGTACTGATACCAGACCTTCCGACTCTTGCTCAAAGGAGTGTTTAATACGCTCCATTTGGATTTGAATAAGGTCGGCCATATACTTCAGACCATCGACCTTATCCTTTAATCGATTAAGGAATTGTTTGGCTCGTTTTGACTCCTTCTTTTTATCAGGGGATGCATATTTGCCAGTATCTAACTCTCTAAGGGCTTTACTCTTAAATGCTCGAATAGCCCTTGCCAGCGATTCGGTTTTTGAATTTCTCTTTAGGCCCCAGTCTCTTTTTACTGCAATAGCTATACTATGAGCAGACTGTCCAGATTTTAGCCTATAGTAAACCTCACACAGTCTCTTATCGCTTAAGAATCTAAGCCATGTCCCCTTTTTGCCTTTGGGCTGCACTATATCTCTCATCCTTTGAATTTCAAATGGAGGAGTAAGTTCAACCAGGCCCTTTAGGTCCTTAACTTCTTTTGGCTCTTCCTTTTTCTTTTTCGTCATAGTCCCGCTTTCTGATAATCCAAGAAACTGTCCTTTGAACTTCAGATCTAATCTCTTTTCTCCACAGTAGTATAGTATCAGACATTAAATTGCTGTTGTAGCTAAGAGCGGTTGCGAGCCATGGCATCCACCATCTTGACTGAAGAGCCGTTAGGCCATCATCCATAAAAGTGCATTCAAGCAGCCGATTAGGAATGTGCGCTGATTCGGCATGGAACCAAATCCTCTTGAAATCCCGTTCCGACATTCCTTTATACTTACTCAAATACTTCTTAACAAAAACCCTGTAGGCTAATAAACCAGGCTTAGTATGCAAATCAAAGACATACCAAGGCAAGTTGACAGTAACAGGGTTTCTAGTTTCTCCTACTCGCTCTCTCCACAGCTTAAGCCCTTTTCTTATGTCCTCATCAATAAGATCTTTAGTAATACCTCTAAGAGCCAATAGCAAAATCGTCACGATACAACGCCTTCTGTCGCCAGGCTGTCCTCCATACATGGCCCGTGAGGCTAACAAGTCAAATGCCTTTTGCTCATATTCTGAAAGCTCACGTATCTTGCCAATATAGTCAGAGATACTTTCACGATCATACTCTATACTATGATTGAGCAATTCCAAAAGTAACTCATACTCAGAATGAGCAATTTTGGTTTCATTCCCATTGGCAAGATAGAGTTTCAACAGAGCCTCAGCATCCTTGCTTTTAGTGGCCGCCACTGTCTTGTAGATCATACCTCTCCAAGCAGCTTCGTCTTGAGACCCTAACAATATTAATTCCGAAAGCTCCCCTATCAATTGCCAGGCCTCTTCAGTAACCAGTATTACTGATCTCCAAAACAGCCAATGGCGATCCTCCTTACTGCGCCAAAGGGTGTTGAAGCAAGTATTCGCCAAGTCAAGATCGCCTCGGCGTATGGCTTTTTGAATACCGCTTCTGCACCCCCATCTAAAATCGTTGTTAAGCATCCTTTATTACTCTCCCTCACCAAGAAACGGAGCAATCAGCTATCAATGCCAAGAAGGGCGTCCAAGGCTGAAGAGTCTTCCCCTGTCTTTGTCTCTGCCTTTTCTTCAGGCTTTTCTTCCAGCTTTTCTTTAGCCTTACTTTTTGATTTGGCTTTACTCTTAGCCTTGGACTTTGCTTTTGCCTTGGCCTTGGACTTTGCTTTGCTCTTGGCCTTGCCTTTACCCTTGTCCTTGCCTTTGCTCTCAGAATCTTCTTTGTCATTGCTTACTGCCAGCTTTACACCATAAGCACTTTCAACGAAAGTGCAAATGTCTTCCAAAGAAGTACGCTCAGGCACTTGGCCCTTTGCCATCATCCAATCTTGGCAAATCATGATCATAGCTTCACCGTCGTTTTTGGTTTCACACAGTTTCTTTGCTTCCTCCAAAGCTTCCGCTACAATGGCTCCCTGTTCTACACCATACGACAGTTTGACTACGATGGAGTCATTACTACTGCTAGATCCCGATCCGCCCCCAGTTTGCTTCTGAATCTTTGCAGACAAATCCCGCACTGACAAATCACTAGCCTGCTTCATCCAGGTCTTCCAATTTCGAGCGTTGATTACCTTGCAAAGAGCAGCCACCTTTGTCCATCCCAGCTCAACACACTTATCTTTGGGCAAGCCAAACTCCTGTACCTTTTCCCAAATCTTCATGATGGAAAAGACTTTAGTATAACTCGTGCCGACTTCTTCCTCGATGTAAGTTTGAAAGTCTGGGTGCCCGTAATGCTCAATGTGGTAGTTGTTTTTGCGGATCTCTGTGAGAACTTCAGCCAGATTCAAATAGCTCTCTTCAATGGCCCGATTGGCCTTGATTGCTTCATTGCGCAATTCTTTTGCCCTGGTTTTAGGGTTAGCCTTTACTTTTGCCTTGGCCTTGGACTTTGCTTTTGACTTGGACTTCGTTTTAGTTTTACTTGCAGCCATTCTACACCTCCATTAGATAGTTTGTTTGATCATTTCTTCTTTTTGGATATCTTAAGCAGCCTAGTATTGCTACCCTTCCCTCCTTTCGCTTTAGACTTATTGTTATCATAGCTTACACTTCTAGCCTTACTGTCAGCCCATTTTCGTATTGCTTCCAATTCATCTGAATCTCTCTTAGCTTGCGGGACAAGATTATCCATTGCATTTAATATATGCTTGTCTTCAAATTCCTTATGGTCAGAAAACGCCATATACATTGCTTCATCAATAACGTACTCAATTTCAGCCCCAGTGAAGTCAACAGCCCTTTTTGATAGCATTTCAATCTTATAGTCTTTAGGATCTCTGTTTCTCTTTGCTATATGTATGGAGAAAATATCCTTCCGCTCGTTTGCTTTGGGCAAATCTGTAGCCCACACTTGATCCATACGACCGGGCCTATAAACCATACTAGGCAAGGTAGACACATCATTACTAGTAGCTACCAGCAAGACCGGAAATTCTGTCTCTTGTCTCCAAGTAAGAATAGTACTTACAACACGAGCAGTAACCCCCCCATCAAGCTCCCCACTGGAGCGCATACCTGCCAGTCCTTTTTCTATTTCATCTATCCACAGAACGCAAGGGCTGACCGCTTCAGCTACCTTTAAAGCCATTCTGGTTGAAGCCTCACTTTCTCCGACCAAGCTCCTGTAGACCTTCCCCATATCCCATCGGAGCAAAGGAAGGCCCAGGTAATTACTCACACACTTAGCAGCGAGCGATTTTCCTGTTCCTGCAAAGCCGACAATAAGAATTCCTTTTGGGTAACGAAGCCCGTATTGCCTGGCCTCTTCTGTGAAAGCTCTTTTGCGTTTGCTCAGCCAATCTTTCATAGCATCATACCCACCAAGATTGTCAATGGTCTCTTGATTTGGAAAGAACTCAAGGACATCTGATTTTCTAACTTCTTGCTCCTTTTGTTTTTGAATCACTGAAAGATTGACCTCACGAGCACTGACCAAAGAAAGACTCATTGCGTTTTCTGCTCCCATAGAGTCAAGACCCACAGCAGCATTGGCAGCACTTTTGATTAGCTCCTCTTTGTCTTTTTTGTCGTTAGGCAAGGAAACTTCATTAGAGTAATACTCAACCATTGCAGTATAAATGTCTTCAATGTTTTGACGGGACGGCAGGGGGAAGTCTATAAACGTGACAAAATTTTTCAGCTCTAAGGGAAGCTCGCAGTGAGGCCCAACAACTACTAAATGGCATCCTTGCGCTTTAGCTGCAATAGAGGAGTCGATTACAGTTTGTATCAAATTTGGATCTTCAATAAACTGTCTAAGGTGATGGAAGACACAAACAATAGGATTGTCTTTCGTTCTTTTCCCTACCATTTCAATAGCACTTTCAAGGTCAACGGATTCGGATCTTGGAGTAAATCCTTCCTTATCCCACATGGCAGCTTTGCCCAAAACCAAGCCTGTAGTAATTTTCCATACGCCAAAATCGTGAGATTCGGCAAGCCCCATATTAACCAAAGCAAGCCGAACAGTCTCTTCAGCCAAGTGAGGCTCAATAGTACGTAAAAACAAACAACTGTACCCTGCTTTCAAATAATCCTCAATCTCTTCTGAAATTCCCCTAATCTCTTCAGCCATGGGCATTTTCCCCTTCCCTATCTATTTTTAAAGAAGTCTAGAAGTACCATAGATATGATCTTTTGTCAAGGCTTACTTTCAATCGTCTGAAAGTAGGTCCAACTCCATGAAAGCCCCGTCCTTCTTAAGTTTGCGGCGTATGGTCTTTAAAATATCCTCCTGATATCTGGTAGCACTTTTAGAACCAAAAGTCAAGGCATGGCCTATTTCACAGATCAAATAAGCAACCCCTTCATCCACAGTTGAAAACTCCAAACCACGCCTTTTATACAACTGCAATTTAAAGTCTTCAATACGGCCTTTACCCACGCCAGTCAGCCATTTTTTCCATTGGCCAATACCTACCACAAGAGGCCATATGCCGGTTTTTCTCCAAACAGTGTAGCGCAAGAGACCTCCAATTTCTCCCATAGTAGCCAATGCAGACTGTTTTGACTTGGACCGGAAAGCATAGTCTTCTATAAAAACTAAAGACGATTTCTCCACAAAGCCTAATACTCCAGATATCAATTTAGTATATCTAAAAGGCCGATGCTCAGAGGACTTTGTAGTAATTGTATCGGAATCCATAGCTCCATTTTCAAACATCCTACAAACACCTAAGAATCTAGTACCAGGATCTATACCCACTACTGAAGTGATAATTTTACGACCCATTATCTTTACTTCTCCCCTCTAAAAATCTAAGCAGTCGGATTGCCTCTTTTTTACGCACTGGAACAGTCCGATCCTTAGACTTCTGCTCCATGAAAGGCATGTCAATGGAATAACCGCGAGCTGTGAGATTGTATGCAGGAACGTAGTCAGTGTTGCCAATCTCCATTTCTATAATAGATAGTTCACAGGATAAGCATTGCAGTTGTAAAGTCTCTCCGCTTTCTGTTTGCATAGTAAGCACTCCCACGCCTACCTCATACTTGGGCATGGTAAAACTCCATACACTGTTTATAGCAAGGACAGTTTCTAGTTTGCCAGCTTGAAAAATTACTCCTTTGACATAATGGATGAATATCCGGCAATCCTTTTGGGTATGAATCATACGCAAGCTTAAAAACTTCCAACTTCTCAACTATCCTGCCAATTACTTTGCTCTTACCATTGACTGGAAACATTTTCATTGGCATCCCGCTAGACACATGGGTTTTGCAAACGTAAAGCACAAAGCCTATATCCGATCTTATAGGGATAGGCATAGAGGAATCTTGATTCAATCCCCACATGTATGAAAGCACTTGCCACTCGTGCTCTACTTGCGGACTTATCAGTTTATCAAAATACTTCTTGGCAATTGTCTTTATCTCAATTACTACAACAGTACCATCATCCAATAACAAAAATAGATCAGGATGCCCAGACAGGTAGACAGGAGAAGTTAAAAACATTGAATGCTCTTTATACTCAAAGGCTTCAAAATGAGCACCGCAAGATAAACAATTAGTATTAGGTGGAAGTCCAAAAAAACAAGACTTGCAAGCTCGGCACTTCCACCAACCAATGCGCTTGTTACCAAAAACAAAAGTAGTATTCTGGATTTCCTTATGCACCGCCTCTCCTATCATAAATGTAAGACGAGACCCAGCATTAGTAAAACTAGACTTCTTGAATCGAAGATGAGATCCTAGTACATACATCCGAATGCATCCCTTGTAAAGGTCAGACGCTCTCGGATAAACGATAGGAAACCCATCAGGACTAGAATCAAGAAACCTGACATATCTCATAGCAATAGATTCTATAGAATCTGTAACGTTTACAGGCTCGGCAAGTGAAGTGGAAGCCGATGCATCCTTAGCCATATTTAAAAGCTGTTTTCCAATACTACTCAAAATCAACAAGTAGGGATTTGCCTACTCCTCCTTCAGGATAAAAGTAATGAGCTAAAGGCCAAGAGACTACCAACAGAGGTATGTCTATGACAGCTCTGAATGATTTAACCTTGTTTCTACTTCCAGTACGCCAAGGGCCTTTTACTTCAATAAAACACTTATGGTCAGGAAGAAAAAAGTCTGGAATGTATTGAACAAACTTTTTGACTTTTGCAGACTTGGCAGAAGGGATAAGAAAAGCAATACCTTCATATAAAAATCTCACACCTTCAGAGCTAAGCGCCTCTGCAAAATACTTTTCATAGTTAGACTCAAAAAATTGCTCAAGAACAGAAGAGTAGGCCCCACCCGGCCTCCTTTCATTGGATAGGTAGTAATACTGGTGCGGGGCTATGCTCTCAAATATATTACCACCCGACACAGGATTAGCTCTAATCCACTTAAAAACACAATCACGGGAACAGACGTGAAAATCAGAATCGGCCATGGAGTTTTTTTTGCCTTTTACTTCCTGCTTCCTTCCACAAACTTGACATCTCAAAATTGCCATTATAAGTAACACCTATTTTGATTGCCGGTTTTAGGCTTCACTTTCTTAGCTTTGTGGTACAACGTGCTGGCATAGGACCTACAGATTCCAAACCTATCTGCTATCGCATTGAACGGAAATCCATCATCCCGCATCTTAACCAACCTTTCAATTTGCTTTTTACTCAGCCTCTCGAATTTTCTTGTGGCCACTTCTTTTCTCCTTTGCTATCCTAATAATCTCTTTGGAGGTCTTAAACTTTTCAGCAGGGATTTTTTTCCAGACATCTTGAATATGTTCCAAAGTCTTTGCTTTGTGTCCAAAGTACATCCAACCGCCACCATCGGCTTTAGATACTACACCATACATCTTAGCCAATTTCATCATGGTGGCATACTCAATGACTTCTCCTTGAGTGTAGTTAAATTCAGGCATGTATGCAGTGCATCTCCTAAATTCTCCGACGCCATGAAGAGTCAAAACCTTTTCTTTTCGTATAGCAAATGAATGCCTAGAGGCTGAGGCCGTTTTAGTTCTGGAGTCAAAGAATTTCTTGTCTACGCCGTCTCTTGCTAAAGCCTTCTTTACAAGACGGAGCAATAAAGACATTTCGTGTTTGGCAGCATAGCCCCCTGGCATAATTTCAGGATCTCCGAACATCTGGCCTATCTTTACTCTCATTTGATTTGTAACCAAGATAGTACAAGGATGCCCTCTCTTCATCTCTCTGATCAGCCTTTGCTTTAATTTACGCACACCCCTAGTCACAAGTTTAGCCTGGTTGCCGATGAACTGATCAGCAAAAGAAGCCGTCATCTCTGCCTCTGGAATCAAAGCTGCAAGGCCGTCAATTACTAACAGACCTATATCATCAGCCCTTAGTACAGACTCGGCAAGGTCTAAGTATTGCTCTCCGGTCTCCCCGTTTATCATAATGAATCCATTCGGATCACAGCCAACTCTTTCGGCCCATTCCCGATCAAATGTCCCCTCAGAATCGGCCCAGGCAGATTTCATTCGGATAGGCTTTTGACTGCACTCACAATCCGATAGCAGATTGAAGCATCTCCAACAAATCCGGCTGCACATTGCTACAGCATTCATAGCCAGTGTTGTCTTGCCACCAGAATCTGGACCCCACAAACAAGTAGTCCCGTAAATAGGCATCCCGCCGCCAGTAGCAAAGTCAACAACAAAAACCCCAAATGGAAGACGGGCCGGGTCTTTCTTTTCAAAGCCCCACAATATTGTATTACTACCTATCTCCGAATTAGCCGTTTTGATAATATCACTCACTTGAACCATTTTAATTGCTCCAATCTCCGACCTTACAGTTTCATGTCTTTTCTAATAGCCGCAACCTTCTTATCCATCAAGGTGTCTACCACTTTGTCAACCTTCTCTTGCATCGACAGCATCTCTTCAAGATAGCAAGGAACGGATAGCATGATAGTAGTTTTAATAGAAGAAAACTGAACAGGCCCAGGCAGTGTTGCACTTGATCCAATAGTCACCTTAGCTGGCTCAGTAGCAAATGCCCGAACCTTTAATTTCTTTTGACTACTCTTAATCAACGGTTTTTGGTCCGGCCCTAGTATAGTAGTAGTCTCCACAGTCAATGTAGCATCATCAGACTTCTTTTTACTGCTTTTCATTATCAACCTCCTCCCACCTCTCTTTTACATACTCAGACAATTCAGACAACGAGACCGATCCCTGATCCAATCGCTTAAAAGCTCTTTTAAGGAGTAACATGTCTTCCTTGGAGTACAGACGCCAGCCCCTCTTATCTGTGAACTTTGGTTCAGGCAGTATCCCCTTTCTGTGATAGGCCCGAATCGTTTGGATAGCCCTGTTGATATTTTCGGATAATTGCCCAATGGAGTAAAAGCCAGGCCCGACTATCTTCCTGTTAGCCTTTACAACTTTCTTTTTCTTTCGCCTGTAGTAATTTCTTGATCGCATCTGTTGCACCTTTCTGTAAGCATCGTCGTTATGGTATCTCCTTCTCCTTTTCTTATTTATTTCCCGGCCATTCCTCTTCCAATAACTAGAGAATGTCCAAGCCATTTTACTACCCTATCCTTTCACCGATTTGATTTTCATATTGTGCTTTTTATAATACCTAACTCGTCTCTTTGCCCATGCCACAGCATCCTCATATTTCAAGTCTACTATATCCACGATTAAAGGTTGCTGCTTCCCCTCCATCATTCTCTCTACCCGGCCACATTTTTGCTCTATGAAAGACTGAGGTGTGCCAAATACCAACCCTGCCAAGTCTGGAATATCTGTACCCACTCCCATCATGTTATAGGTAGCAAGTATTATAGAAGAGTTCTTAAGCACTCCTACCAGCTCTTCAGGTTTACTCTTTCTCTTCTTGATTACTTTACCTCTCTTATCTGTTTCAACTGGTATTTGATCTGCATAAAATCCTATCTTTGCAGGATCTGTCTTAAAGTCGATAATCAAAAACTTTTTAATCCATTCCAATTGAGCAATCCTGTCGGATAAAACAGCCACTCTGCGCCCAGTCCTATGCATCTTATCAGTATAATGAGCAATAGCAAAATTTCGGGAAGGGTTAAAAGCCAATCTACTAATTAGCATCCCTCTCCTTTTCATTCGCTCACTTTCCATATGAATATAGCCCGAACTACATTCGTAGTTTACTACTAGAACTTGAGCAGTCATTCGATTCAAGTTTTGTCCTTTAACAAGCACACCTCCTATCCCAAGATTGAACACCTTATGCAATCCATCAGGCCTTCTTAAAGTAGCCGAAGCAGCAATTCTATACTTCGCTGGAAAGAGAGCCAACGAGGGAGCAAAGGTTTCGGGCGGGACGGAACGATCAGCCTCATCGGCCACTATTACTCCGAACCTTCGATTAAAATCGTCTCCTAATTTATTCAAAACCAAAGTATGGATAAGACCAATTACTATATCTTTCTGTTGCCAATCTGCAATTCGCCCGGCCACTGTGCCTATTCTATCCTCAGATAGATCAGTACGCACAAGCAATTCTTTTCTCCACTGGTTTACAAGATCCGATTTAGGAACAATAACCAAAGCCGTCCTTCCAATGGCCTTGAGCATCATAATAAGACACACTGTCTTGCCAAATCCTGGAGGGGCTTGAAGAGTAAAATGACTTTTGCCTTTGAACAAATGATCAGCAAATGCCTGCAACACCTCTCGCTGCCCCGGCCAGAACTGGCAAGCTAAACTCCATTCGCTTTTACTCCCCTCAGATCGATTGTCTATAATTTCAGATGCCAGATTTTGATAGTCCTTATCAAAGTAATTACGAGGCACACCAAAAAAATCCTCACGCTCTATAAACGTTTCGATCTGAACAGACTTATCAAAACGACTTGCCACCGTGAGCAATTTCTTAGCACGATCCAAGTCCCTAATTTCTTGTCTAGGAATCCACAGCATGGAGTCTAATATGAATTTACTATACGGCTTCACTCAAGTATCCAATTATAGTAAAAGGGCATCAAGATCAGAAGTGTCCTCACTGCCATTATCCGAGGGAGAGTCTTCTCCACTGCTTTCAGATCCATCCCCGGCAGAGGAATCGTCGGCCCCTATAGGATCAGGAGAACCGCAAAGGCGCCTAAGCTCAGAAACATTAGGCTTATACAATTTCTTGTAGTCATAGGGTTTCAAGTAATCTTCAATACTCACCCCTTCAGGAGTCCACCCTTTTACAAGAGCCTTGAGTTTATCTTCACTCAAACGACCCAAGAAATGGAAACCTTCTCCAGTGGCGCACTCCTTAGAGCCCGTTCCACGTTTTACTTCAAAGACACAGCCCCGAAGATTTTTATCCTGATATTGGATCTGATCAAAAAGCCTTTCTTTGGCAGTGCCTTTTGCCACAAAAAGCTTTTTTACATTTTTTCTCTTTTGCCCCTTCTTGTCTTCCCATTCGCTCGTATCTATCACGGTACTAACATTGATAAAACTTCGACCGATCTTGGCCTGACAAGCCGGGCAATTATCTTCATTACCAGCACAAGGCCGATAGTTATGCCAGTTTCCGTTAATATTGAAGCTATGCTCGTAAGCAAAAAACCCAGGCGTATCAAGAAATACTAACCTCGTAGCATTGTCCTTTGGCTGAAAGAAGCGAAGTGGACTGTTTGCACCAGATCTTGCAGCAGCATCCTCTCGCTTCGACTTATCCCATCCTTCATCCCCTTCCCAATACCAAGGCTTAGTGTCTGCCATGTTTCACCTCCATGTAGTAATTAATGAAATTTCTTTGGATTGACAAATCCTGACGAAGTTACGATGCTATTGTCAGGAGGTTGAATAATTGAAGAAGAGCCTTGCTCTACTCTACCTTGTCGGATAAGCTTAGCGTCACCGCTTTTAATCTGGGCTGACATAAGTATTCCCTCAGAATCGACAAAATTCACAGCAGCCACAGAAATATCATATCTAGTCAAGATACGCAGCATGTCAGACAAAAAGCTCTCCGCTCTCTTGCCTTTCAACATCTACTATCACCTCCCCAAGTTTTCTAAATTAGATTCTAAATTACTCAAAACCAGATCCATCTCTTCTTTACTTTTCAAAGCCCCAGGATCTTTTCGACCGGCCTTGCCCCAGTCGGCTTGCCTCAAAAGAGACTTGTCCCCAATACGTTCCCATACTATTTTAGTAGCATTCCATCCCGCCAAGTCTGCATCAAACCCCGTGATAGTAGTCCTTGACGTAAGAGCCAATATTTGACTCTCAGTTATACTACTAGACGCCGACGCTATAGTATTATAACTACACCTCAAAGCTTTAAGCCTCAATGCATCAATCTCCCCTTCAACTAACACAACCGGCTTTCTCCAGTCTACAAACTCCATACCAAACCAGCAACCAACTTCTTTAATCTTAGGAAATACTACATCGTCAAAGCCTGCCTGTTTTGGTCCAATTGTCCACATAGTTTTATTTCGTCTGCTTCTAGCCCTTAAAACAAATATGTTTCCATGCCTATCTGTCATTGGAAAGATCACAGCCGAGTCTCTATAACTGTATCTCACCCTGTAAGCATTTTGCATATACTCAGGAATTCCCCTTCCCTCCAAGAACTCTCGGCATCTCTTTGCTTCAAAATCGTCTCCCATTTGCAACAGAGGATATTTACGAATGACTTTAGGGGGCAATGGCATTACTTGTTTCGTAGGCTTAGAGTCCCAAGCATCATTAAGAAGAAGGCGATTATCGTCTCCCTCAAATATCTCACAGGCAGCATACAACTCACCTGCCTCTGTCGGATAGGTATCAGATAAAAGAAAAATTCTATGTAGTAATTGACCAAGAATTCTAGGCTGGCGGGAGCAACCAAAACAGTAGTAAACTGAAGGCCCGGACTCGTTCACAGAAAAACCAAAGCTCGGATTGGTGTCTATGCCGCCCCCATGAGTATAAGGAGCTAAAGGGCAAGAGCATTGCAACCATCCCCTTTGAGTATCTTGGATCTCATATTGTTTTATGCCCAACAAAAGCATAAATTTGACCAAGTGCTCTTTGATCACTCGCTATCCTCCGAAATCAAAGCGTCCCCATCAACAACGCTATCCTGATCGATTGTAGTATTTAGCATGTTGAAGAGTATTCGTATCGACCCAGACTCGCCCTCTCGGCCTTTTAGCAATTGTAGAATTTTATAATCCTTGCCGGTGAAAAAATCTGCTTGTCTTTCCGGTCTCAAACCCATAACAATACTGCCAAGCTTTGCCACATCATCACTGCCACCTATATTATCAAGACCCAACCCCTTTTTACTAAACTGGTAGGAAGCAATAACAGGTATACCAAACTCGTAGCCAATTGATTTGAGAACTTCTGCCGTTTCAGAAATACGCTCCCACTTTGCTCTAAATTGCTTCCTGGTCCTGAGTAAATAGCCACCGTCTACAAACAAAGCAGAAGGCCTCAACTCTTGGACTCTCAACGCCAGATCTTCCACTGTTGTCTTGAGAGATGCCCCTATCATATAAAAGGGCTTTTCAGATCCTAGTAATTCATTCACATGAACAAAGGCTGCTTCCTCAGTTAAAGAATCCAAACGGCCTAATCTGAGTTGAGTAGCCGACACTTTAGCTTTTAAGGCCAGTAATCTACGAGCACACTGGAAAGGAGTCATTTCCATTGGAACAAATAAAGGCACCGCTTCTGATTCCAAATAAGTATGCAAGCAAAAGCGAAGCATCAAATAACTCTTTCCTACTCCAGGCCTTCCTACAAGGACAACCACATCTCCAGACTGCGCCCCGTCTAAAACACGATCTAAGAAAGGAAACCCCAAAGGCACACCAGACAGACCCGAAGCAGCTCTCCTAGTATTGTGCGCCTTCATTACTTGCTCGGCTTCTTTTCCTAAAACATGGATCTTATCCCGTCCTCCATAACCCGACAGTCCAAATGTCAATTCCCTTAACGAGTCTTTTGCTACACTCAAACGGCCACCTACCGCTTGATCTTTTATCTTCTCTACTGCATTGACGATCAGTTGAGACTCGTATCTCTTTATGACCTGTTCTATCCAATAACCCAAAGGCTCATCGGGCAAGTTTCCAAAACGTATCCCTGTCTCCACTTCAACCGTTCTTTGAGACGGCACAGACTTGAACAGTCTTTGATGGTTAGTAATAGCATCATATATTTCTAGCTCCTCGGAACGAAAATACTTTCTAGCAATTCCACTCTCTGTGAGAGTTTGAATTCCTCTCTTATCAGAGATCAATTTTTTTAAAAGACCTAAACCTGCACTCATATGTCTAAAGTCCTAACAGAGTATTTGCTTTCCAAGTAGGACTGTGATCTTAAATTGCATACAAGTGAGTTTTCTAATATCAAATTAGACACAGCATTGCCCAAACACAACGACTCTGTTGCCATTCGCTTAAGTGCTAAAGGTACTGTAGTAATTTCAGAGGGGATGTACCAGGTAAACACCATAGGCAATTTCTTAGACAGTCTATGCTCTAACAATGGATACAACGCAGCCGGAACTTTACTAGGGTTCACTCGAACAGCCCAGTGGTGCCAAAACAACAAAGCAGCAAGATATATTCTATCCAAAGTCGGGGAAGAGGGATTAGAGAAAAATTCAGAATCATCCAAAGAAGGAAATGGGCCTCCAGACAGAAGGCGCAGCAAACAATCTGTTGTAACTGTGCGAACGCCGCACCTTACCGAAAGGGCATATGTTATGGGTAGTAATTGAGACAAGGAAGAGAGAAGAGAATGCTGATTAGATATTACTATGATCCAAGGAATGTCCCGATCGGATGCCCCTAACCGAATCGTTTCTAACTGAATACATACCTCCTTAATTGCTTTTACTGTTTGCTTGTTGGGAACCTCCATGTTTTTGATCCATCTCTTAAGCTCATATTCTCCACTTATCAAATTGTTAATTATCTGATTAAGTATTACAGTCGGTATGGCATCTTTAGTCTTTTGGATCTTCTTCAATTCCCACGGCAACACAAGATCAAGTTTATTGGTTTTCATAACTACTAATCCTCCGTGGCCATCAAACTGAAAATGAAATGATTGATTATGTCTCTATGCATAAAATACTGCCTAAAGTCGAAAAAAGGCAAAAGAGTAATAGGATCGCCTCTTCTGTCTAACAACGCATCAGACATTTGAATCCAATGCTCAACTATCAAATCTATCAGCTCGTTCGGGTCTCTCTCTATCTGCTCGCAGTAAGACAACCAATTCTTAGCACTTCCCCAGTCCCTGGCAGTCCAAGCAGAGTTGAATTCAATACCTCCTTCCTCACAAGCAATCTTAATTCTCTCATAAAGCCATACAGGTTTTTTCTTGGCAGACAGTTTTAATTTAGCTGCTTTCTTTTCCTTTGACTTGGAGTACTTCTCTTGGCCAATAGCCAAAGCTTCTTCAATTCGCATTAGTGCATCCCTTCGCATTTTAACCGGCTGTACTTTCCTATTAGGATTTTCGCCTTGCCATAAAATACTCAAACTAGCAAATGCTCTGTCCAAACCAGCCATCCCAAAAAACTCAACTACTTCATGCAAAGACGCAACCAAATCCCTCAAACCTGGGATGTTGATAGTGTATCGACAAGGTTTGGATGAGTACATAGAGCTGGAGTCAACGTCTTTATAAAAGACTCCAAACTTTAAAAGCCCATTCACAGATCGAATCGTAGTTCTTAAACCGGCCATAGCACTAACAGGCATCAAACCTGCTTTAACATTTCCGTAAAGCAGATATTTTGTCCTTGTCTTCAAAGATAGTCTTTGCATTCCCAAAGTGGATCTTAACAGGTAAGTATACACAAAATGTTCTCCGGCAGTATGTGAGAACAGTGGCCCCCAAGTACTTAGCAGTTTGAAGGCAGTAGAAAAAGCAGAAGGTCTATCAAAACTAAAATCCCGATCAAGACCTTTAGACATCTGTTAATCTCCTTATCACTTTCAGACGATTGAAACCAAATCAAGATTGCATTTCTGTGTGCGTTCCGTTTTTGGAACGCTCAAAGATTATCTCTTATTATAGGCTCATATTATATATTCATATTATATAGTGTGACACCAGTGTCATAGTACTATGACACCCGTGACACAGTACTATGACAGCCATGTCATAGTACTATGACAGCCATGTCATAGTCTCTACTAGTATTTTTTCCTTGACAAGTGCCATTTTGACTCATAATATACTCACAGACAACGGGCTTTTTGCCCGTTCATCTCACCTCTCTTTCCCTACGTTGGGGGCTGGTAATGGGCGACCAGCCCCCTTCTATTTTAGCCATCCTTTGACTCGAACAAAGGTTTTGGATCAAAATCAGCACAGAGTAATTGGTTCAAAAATAGTACTTCAAAATCAATCGCTTCATCTCTTCTATCAAAACCAACCTTGGTTATCAATCTGCGTGTTCCATCAGAGTGATTTAAGTATACTTTCCATTTGTTGGTCTTGGGATCGTATTCGACATTTGAGGCCCGTGTAACGGCCTTGTTCCCAGGAATGTCCCTCACAATACTATCATCATTATATAGAGTAATTATAGTACCGTCAGGCTCTATAACAAAGACTTGTTCCTTAATCATCGCTACTCTCTCCTGTAGTAGTTAAAAGAAGAAGGGACGGCCCCTCAAAGCGTGGTTTGTGGCCAAGGCCGGGTAGGTCACAACTCGCTAAGAGGGACCTGTTAGTAATATCTACCTAGTACCAAGACTCTGTCCAACATTGCTTACCTTGTAGTAATCAGGTTTCTTGCGAACATCTTTAACAACTCCGGCAAGAGTCTTTTGCATCTTTTCCCCTAGAGTTAAACACCCCTTACCGTTAAAGCCATGCCCCTCTATAGTAACATCAGATCCATCTGGGGAAATTACTATTTCTAAAATCTTGGCTTTGCCAGCCATACCATCACCTCCTAATATCCTACGCAAGCTCTCAAAACGATCCTTCCGTCCTCTTGGACCTTCCGACCTGTAATACTCATCCGATTGCTCCTAGCAAATTTGCGAATGGTCTCTTCAGCATAGCTGCGAGTAATTTCCTGGCCCCCTCTCAAGCGACGAAGGAGTGAACTGTCTGTGTCTCCCTCAAGACGAAAGCCTCCTTTATAGTGTACAAGACACGCAGTGCCACCCGCTGGGTCTCGAAGAGTATACTTCACATCATTGCCGGATCTGCTTCTTTTTGCCAGCTCTGTGTTCTCTTCCAAAGAGACACCGAGTTTTTCACAAGTAATTTTGAAACACTCCAAATCCTCAATCACTACTCCAGACTTCATCCAAAAACTCATTTTGTTGTCCTCCTCTCTTTAAAGGTTAAATGTATTTACTGCTATTTCAAAAACGCAAGTATCTCATATTTAAACCAGGTGGAAGCCATTTTTCTACGGTTACAAGCTTCTTAAGGGTTTCGACTGGAAGCATCTTTTGGTGTCGTAAGTAAGTCTGCGATAGCTGTGAGGCATGTAGTAAATCCAAAGCTTCTTCTTTTTTGAGAAATGAAAACTTACCCTTAAGATAGGCATTAGTTAAAGTGTGCGCTATACTATTGTTTGCATATCTATCTGGGAAAGCTACTCTGAAAGGTTTGATAGTAACAGTGGGATGTTTTTCTTTATCGACTACTCTCAAGTAGAATGAAAAAGAAATGTAAGGTGTATTTGGAGTTCTGTGTTGCAGAAACAGTTTTAAGTAGGGACATGGACTTATAAACCTACGGGAATCCCTTATACTATCGGCCAGATCTTCCTTTGATCGATAGACGAAATTTAAATTTACTGCTTTGAAAAAAGGAATTTCCTGACCATTTTGAATTAGGAAGAGTAAAAACTTTTCATGACACTCACGCAGGCTGTTTCTATAAACGCCGCCATGGTACTCAAAACTGTATTGTCTCTCCATCTCTACACCCCCGGCCTTTTTTTGCACTAGCAAGAAATAGCATAGCTTAAATTTTTTGTCAAGTGTTTTTTTAAGGGCGTTTTTTCACTTTCAATCGTCTGAAAGTAACATTTATAAGCTATTAATATGCTAGTGTTTAGAGGTATCTTTTATTACCCTATCAACTATTCTATCGATTTTCTCTCTCCATTTCTTATAGCAAATAGCCAAGGCTTGATTTTTAGGTCGGCCCTCGGACATAAGGAAACCCACGCATCGATTAATATACTCAGATTCTTTTTCTTTGGGATTCGGTTTTGGAATAGGCATAATGAACCACCTCCCATATACTTAATATTGGACAAACTGAAAATCTAAGTAATAAGATACAAAAGAAACACTCAAAACAGAAAGGAAGTTCGGTTAAAACTTTTGGATGCAATACTCCAAATACTAGCCCGTGCTCGGTTTTCTTCTTGAACCATGTAGATTTGAGCCCCCAAAAGCATACCCACTTTTTGTCAAATAGAGCGTTCGGAAAATGTCTAATTCTCATCTTCATGTTGTACCATCCCATATAATTACTACAAGCTCACAAGAAGGCAATGTCTCTATGAGAAAGTCTATTGTTTCACGGACAGCCGGATCTTTAGTCCTCATCTTCTTTAACTCTCTAACCATATCTGACATTTTAGTAGACCATCCTAAAATGAGAAAATGCTCAAGGTGCTTTGTCTTTACTTTGGAGCGCTCAACAGCACGTTTAAGATCATCAAGACCTCGACCAGTAACAAAATCGGCTTTGTACCCGTTAGCATCGCATAATTGATACATTTACTCCTCCACCACTTGTATAGTAACACCATCAAGAGACGACACTTTGTTGTCGTCTATGTTCCATTGTCTCTTTCTGGTAGAAATTGATTTGACTCTAATTTTAGATTGCCAAACAAAATCACCATTCTGGTTAGGTAGTATATCGTTGTGCATTACTTCGTTGGAAATCACTTCTGAGGGAATGCCAAAAGTAAATGCACGGCACTTTCCATTTTTTCTGTAGTGCTTGCATGTAAAACATTGAGATGCCAATGTAGTTAGTAAAGCGTCCTTATTTTTTTTCATACCTTATTCCTCTATCGCCAGGATACGCTCTCCTGTGATCAATTTTTCCGGTGAGTATATCTACAGGAATACCAGCCGGAAACGCCTTACACGTAATAGATACAGCATCTCTATGCTTGCAAGTGTTGCACAAAGCGAAGTAAAATTGTTCATCTATCTCAAATTTGCTCAATGGTTTGTTCACGCTAACTCCTCTAGGTGAATCGTTACTGGCCCAGATCCAGTAGCTCCTCCCCTATACCAGTCATAGCCTGTAACCTTTGTTACTCTAAAAAGACTATTGTGATCAAATAGAACTTCTTTCTCGGTAGGAAAATTAGTCAAGTCTTTCGTAAGCAATACTCCATTTTTGGACTTTATTTTGTAAAGGACATTAATGTTTCCTCTAGCAAATTCCAAAGCCCGGTCCTTATCTAAAGAAGTAGAGAGAAACCCTTTAGTGTTCACTATAGCATCTTCAGACATATCACTCATAAAGTCATCTAATTTTAGTTTACTCCCAAATCCTTTACCTCTCCAAACAGTAGTTTCTACTTTAGGCGCTTTAGACAGAACGCTCCGTATGGTTTTGATTTGCTTATTGGCTAAAGCTGATGTTTCGTCCCTCTTTAACAGCCTATTGAATATCATATGTTGAGTCTCTCCAGGGACAACTATATCTTCCGAAGTATAGTTTTTAACAATGTTCATTTCAGCTTTGGTAAGACTTTTAGCGAAATCCTTCATATTACTAATTGCTTCTTTTTCTGTTGCTGCTCGTGCCACTGGAGACGCCGCCCAATCAACACGTTCCCGAACATAGGTCATGATATCATGGTTGTCTTGAGCCACATTCTCCCATATATCATGAAAGAGTACTCTATTTAACTCATGTTCACTAAGTGTTCCTGGCGGGAGTTCATTATAGTAGTTATAAACAATCTTCTGCCATTGATCTAAAGACTGATTTAGTATACGATCAGTAACTGCTTGACGAGTCAATTTCTGTTTAGCAATTTCTTTCTGGTTGAGAGTTATGGTATACCTATAATCCTTCGTAACAGCAGTCATTGATTCCCCTTGATGAGTAATCAATGTCATTACGTCTTCAGGAGACAGGGATGTCTCAAAAGGATGATTGTGAGTAAAGATCCCTCCCTTAAAGTCTATCTTAGCTTTCTTTAACGCCTTAACTTCCATTGGTGTTATTTCGACTTTAGATTTTGTTCCTGCCTTCTGAAATATAATATCCCCCTCTTTGTTGAACACAACAAGCGTTTCCTTATCTAAGTGAGAAATGTGTTTCTCTAGTGCGTATTGTAATGAAGAAATATTTGGCTTTACTATTGGATCTAAAGAGTGTCCTAGTATTATTTCCTGAAGGTCTTCTATGTTGTCAACTTCCGTGAGGCTTCCAAGACGAAAGCTCCCAACGCCTTCCTTGTAGTACAGTTTGCCTGTCCGTTCGTCAAAGACTACGGTATGTACTGTAACCTTATGACTAGGATCGTCCATCATCTTAAATTTTTTAAGCCTCGCACGTTTATTATCAAGGCTATCTTTCCTCATAGTAATCTTATCTGTCTTTGCATCTATGAGAGTTTTTACTTCAACAACATGATCCGGCACATCGTCGAAACTATGATGCCCGACCCATACATCAAAAGGACTTCTGGCTTTGGTACACTCTCCACCTAATACTCTAGCAAGTCTTTGCTCGTTTCTTCTGGCTATGTCTTGTTTCGATTTTGTTGCAGGATTATAGTGCTTAGTAGCTCTTTCTACTCTTTTCCTGTCTTTCTTAGACATAGCCGATACATCAAGGAAAGAGTCCGGGCCTATTGGAATAGTGTATAGCTCAGGTATTACATCAGCAGACATTCCAGAAAAAATAATATCACATCTGCACTTGTTGTGGAAGGGCGGTATGTAGCCCTCTTGAGAAATATCATCACTCTCTCTGCCTTCAATATCACCCATACGCACAAAAGGCATAATGTCTGACAAGTCTCCAGGCTCTAATATATCGCACGATAGTATATCATCTACCCTTCCCATAGCGGCAGGGACAGAAAACTCGTGGCCGTCTAGAGCGTCGCACACAGGGCAAACTTTATCATCCCCTTGAGTAATTACTATATAGGTGTTGATGCCAAACATATCTGCTTGCTCAATAGCAGTTGCAGACCAGAATGTTCCAACCTCTACATCACTAACCAAATCAAAATAAGAGTCTGGTTGATCTAAGAAGGTATCTGTTCTAGCCAAGAACTGATCCAATTGCTCCTTAGTCATGCTTTTACTAGCGGCTGCTTGCTCAGCCAAGCTCAAAGCTCTGTCTCTATACACAGACTCTGGATACCTCGTTACCAGTATTTCCATTTGTTGCATGAATTTTTCTTTGGTTGGCTTATAAACAGCTTTCTCTGTCTTTGAAGTAAGTCTAAAAAAGTGAGCAATCGAACGATCTCTAGTAAGGTCAAAAATGTGAGACACCTTACCAGCCACATCTCTCCACATTCCATTACCTACAATTTCTGATTGATCGTAAAAGATATCCACCATGTCATGTAAGGCAGTAATAGATTGCTCGTTTAAAATAGCAGCAATCCTATTTTGTAACTTGGCTGCATGTTGTTTCCAGGAAGATCTTAAAATTGTAGCAAGTAGTCTTTGCTCAGGACCCCAAAGCAGAGTACTTGCATCGGCTTTAAAGACAGGCACAACTGAACTTGCGATAGGCGACAATTGAGCATTATTAGTAAGAAGCATAAAAGCCAAATCAAAAGAGTCTAGATCAAACAGCTCTTCTGCGTTTGGCTTCTTTGAGTGTAAGCAAGACACCATTGGCATCCTCGGCTTTGTCTATCGTTCCGTTAAGTCTTCAGCTATAGTCTGCAACCCAAGCAGCATTCTATATAATTGCTTCTCCTTATTGCTGAACATATCGCTCTTAAAGAATTTCTTTGCAGGCCCTGGTAAGTAAAGTTGGGAGGGCTGCTCCTTGCCGTCCAATTGCTTCACGTTGTCCTCTATCGTTCTGTCCTCAGCTTCTACAAGCAATTCCATACCTTTAAGCGTCTTGCCCATCTTTACTAGTTCTAAGATGAGAGTCAAAGGAAAGTTTGCCCATTCAGCATCTATCCTACTCATTTCCAAACCTAACGCTTCGTTGCCTCTTTCGATTGCGTTGTTAATTGAAATAGCACCTGCTTTAGTAAATACTTCTACAGCATTGCTTATCTCATTAGACCCAGCAACCTTTGGTCCCTTGCTTTCCATGCGCCACAGTGTAACTCCAAGCTCGTTTCTAGTGATCTTAGCATTCCATGGCTCATCAAAATCTTGACGATTAGGAATGAATACTTGTTCTTCTCCGACTGTTTGAGAGGCTTTAGCAGTGGCATGAGTAAACATTTTTGCGTCCCCAAAATACAAAGGCGGGATTCGACTACTGTGTCGAAGATCTTGAGTAGTACGATCCATGTACTTATCAAACATGAGATCATCTTTGCGAAACTCCGCCAGGTTTTTTAGCTCTATTTTTGCATTACCCTTATCCTCCAAGCCAGCACTTTCAGCCTCGGACTCAAGTACTGCAACCCTATTCCAATTGGTAACACCACGCATACCTCGAATTATTGCTTCAAGGTCTTCCCAAGATTCATCGGAGAGTGTGCCATTGTTGACCAGTACTACAAGCGGAGGTATTCCTTGATTATTGAACAGATCGTAGTTGACAAATGTAGCATATCTCTTTCCCATTACTTGAAGTATAGCTCCTATCCATTTTGGAAGTCCATATACTTCAGAACCAAAGTGGTACTTAAAATGCCAAATCTCAGAAGCCACTTTCTTACAGCTTCTATTTGAAGATTTATATTCTCCATTGGTAGCATCCATAGGTCTAGGATCTCCAAACTCCTTAAACCACCTGAGACGTTTGCCAGTAAAGCCTAGTTGAGCATATTTCCGAAAATACTTCTTCACTTTGATATTAATCACTTTGCCATCTCTTTGCAGTGGCAGCGTAACAGTGACGGGCTTAGTCTGTTGTTTGCTCATTCGCAAGTCTTTAAAAGGAGCGTGGTAGGCAAGCTGAATCCTTCCGGCTCTGCTTCTAAGCATTTCAAACGCACCATTGCCAAGAGCCTCCATGTCCTGTCGAAATTTCTTGCGGATTGTTCTCCAAGATTCTTCCTCATTAGCATAGTCCAAAAAGTTTTCAAGTCTGACTCGTTCTTGCTTAGCTTGAGGGCTGTCCTTATCCTGATCGTCGCCTAAAAACACTAACTTGTACCCAAAGCCGTCTATGTTTTGAATCTTTGCGTCGATACACCCCTGTAGTAAATCGCTTTCCTCATAGACAGTGGTAAGCCTGTGAAATGGGTATGGAGGTTGTATCAATCTGTTTTTGACATAGAGAGACTCGAAACGATCTTCATCCTCTTGGATATTCCGTTCATAGTGCTCCGAGCTATCCCCATCAGCCTTTTGTATACTGTGAAGCTTTTTGTGCCTTACCGAACGCCTAGTGTTGAAAGCTTTTCTAAGAGAAGACAATTCCTGTTTTACTACAACCAATTCTTTACTCTGATCTTCTACTTTTCGCTTAGCCATCGTGAATCACTCCTTAGATAGTTAATGGTTTCATTTCTGACAAATTGTATCCGATTTTAGGTTCTGCTAAAAGGGGAACTTTTAACTCAATACCATAGTCCTTAAACAGGGGAGGATGCTCCATTTCGTTTCGGATTATTGTAGCATACATTGGAATGTCTGCATCTTCTTTTACTTCAAATACTAATTCATCATGTATGAAAAGTATAGGAATTATTTCTTCGGGATTAAGATCTCCCTTTCTAAGAAGCTCGTTTAAGGCTATTAAAACCGTATCGGAACTAGCACCTTGGATTGGAGTGTTTATAGCTTGCCTCTCTGCTTCATTTCTAAGGCCTGCATTTTTTGAGTGTATTTCAGGCAATCTCCTTCGTCTCCCTAAAGGAGTTTCAACATAACCATGTCTTCTAGCAAACTCCACAATACTCCTATGATAAGTCAATACGCCTCGGTACTTATTGAAAAAGATATTCATCCATTGTTGGGCTTGATTATTAGATAAGTCAAGGCCATATTCAAGCTTTGCGTATCTTACTAAACCAGGCGCTGACATCTTAAAGATCAAGCCGAAGTTTACAGGCTTAGCATTTTGTCTGGCCATCTTTTTGCCACGCTCGTCTAAAGAGTTATAAGATGGGCCAGATAATTCCTTACCTGTTTCCGTATGAATATCTAGTCTAGAATTCTTAAATATGTCAATCATTGATCTATCGTTTGCTACATGAGCACACCACCTTAATTCTGATTGACTCTGATCCGGCGCTAATAAAACATAGCCAGGCCTTGCTGCTATTACTTTTCTCACTTGCCCAGCAGATTTGGATCTTTTAGGAACTCCCATCAAGTTAGGGTTTCGACAACCGACTCGTCCTGTAACACTTGCCACTAAAGATAAATTAGGATGTATCCTTTCATCTGGTTTTAAAAACTTCTCAAAGCTTTTTATAGTGCGAGTATACAACATGTGTTGCTCTTGAAATTCTGCGTAGTAAGTTAAGAAGTCTTGGGCTTTCTTTGGTATTCTATAGCCTGCCAATAGCTGTAACGATTCTTTATCGACACTTGGCTGCTTAGATTTCTGAGTCAGTTTAATAGGCTTGAGACCAAATCCACTTTTAGTAAACAAAGCATCCCGTGTTAAATCTCTTCTAGTCAAAGACAACTTATCAACATGTTCCTTTTTCTCTTTTACTTTCGTAGGAACTTGCTTCAATGCCATTTTTTCGTTCTCGGAGATTAGTGCAAGCAGGTTTTCCTTCACTTCAGGCAATACCTCAAGGTCTATCGGCACACCGTTTTTCTCCAACACATACAAAGAATGCAGAGTGGGATTGACAAACTTAATTAAGTAATTAGCCATGCGCCGAGAATGCTTTGCTAGTAATTTTTTACCGATAGTTCTAGCAGCTCTGTAGGTAACATCGGCATCTGCACAAGCATAAGGAAGTAACTCTTTTTTAGGCACTATAAGCATATCAGATTTGTCATACTTCAAAGAGAAGGCATTGTCATATTGCACAGAGAAATCGGTTAAGAGTCCTTGAATCAAGTTCAAATTGGCCATAGCGAATACATTCTCTTCGAGCACATGTGCTCCGGCCTGAACATCGATTACTAATCCCTTTATCTTTGGCTCGTGCCCAGTGTTTTGACAAATAAGCTGACGAATAGCATGAAAGTCAAAAGAGGAATGCATCATATACTTTCTAATGTCTTCCCGCTCTAATAACTCAGTCAGCTCGGCAAGTTTTTGATCGAAGTTTGATGCTTTTCTAATAAACACTTCAGTTTCTATTTTTTTCTTCTTGCCGTGAGATCGTGGCCACACAATAGATAGATCAGACTTAGCCTTAGATTTTACTTCCTCATACAATTGCAACCAAACAGCTTTGCCGGCCTGGTTGCACAAAGAGGCACCGATAACAATATAAGGATCTTGTGTCCAGTCCAATCCTTGACACTCTGTATCCCAAGCAATCGGCAGACCGGCATCTAGTAAAGGTCGAATGCTATCCACTTCTTTGTAGTCAAGTTTTAGCTTGCTGTCAGATTGCTTATAGCCCCTATCTTGAAAAGCTTTTACTTCCTTAAGATCAGAAACAAGGATGGGCTGAAGTGCTCTTTTTCTTAAAATATAGGCAGGATGGTAGGCAGGCATTACCCACGCATTGAACTCTGAAGACCATACCCAGGCTCCCCTTACCTTAGTAATTTTAGAGCGGTGCAGTATCTGTCTAATTGCTATGTTACCCAAACAAACTATTATCTTTGGCTTTAAAGCAAAAAGTAAGGTTTCGATATATCCCCTACAACATTTCAACGTCTGAGTAATTTGACTATTTGTCATCTGATCAACTATTATTCTGCATCTAGCAGAGTTAGCAATCATACAATCTTGCCAATTCAAACCAGCAGCAGCGCAACAAACAGTCATAAGATCCCCAGAATCTCCGCAAAAAGGCTCGCCCTCTATTTCTTCATTATAGCCAGGGGACTCTCCTATTATGACTACCTCTGCTTTTTTGTTACCTGAATACGGCACCTCTGTCTTGCCGTATAAAGGACAGTCAGTCTTTTTGCATTGGCCCATAGCAGTTATCCTTCCTTTGGAGTTTCAAGAACTCCATCAGGATCTTGAATGGGCATTACTAATCCAACTACCCCAGACCATCCTTGATTTTTCACTCGCACTTGTAAAGGCCTCAAACCTTTTACAGTGTCGGCAAAAAAAGAAGCAGTGGAATATCTATACAGTATGTAGTCAAGATAAGAAGGTTGTATAGAAACCATAGTACCCTTTTTCTCATTCACCATCCAAATAGCTTCAATACCTCCAAGCTCAGGAACTACCCAAGTGCTGGGCTTTACTTCAGCCCACTTCGTTCCAGCCAACCCACTTTTAATTGACTCGGCAATGTCCTTTCTGGCATCAGACGCAGCCTCTCTTGCTTCCATTGCTTTATCTGGCAACCCGACCATAGCAATTTGACCATTAGTGTAGTACTTCTTTTTTTGGTAAGTACCAGTAAGCCATGTATGCTTCAAAGCAAACAAAGCTTTTGGATCTGCTTTGGCCCTTTTCTCAAACGGCAAACCCTTCTTAAGCATTTCAGACCTCTCTCGCACTTTTTCTGCTTGCTTAAGACCTAGGGAAGTAAGCTTCCCATTGGTAGCAATCAAAGAAGCTTTTACCAAACGAGGTACAGACTCAGGGTCTTTAACAATCATCCTATCTTTTAAATCGATAGTGCCTGTTTCTACATCTGCCTTGCCCAACAAGTACACATCTTGCGGTTTCAATTGAACGGCCATTTTTCGCCCCCTTAAGATATAGAGTTTTGACAAAAAATCTTCACTGAGACATATAGCATAGCTTAAATTTTTTGTCAAGTCTTTATGCCTTAAGGCAAAATAAAGGGCTACTTTCAGACGATTGAAAGTAGCCCCAAAACGCAGAAACTCTTACATGGCTTCACTTTCAGCCAGATCCAAAGGAATTTCCATACCCGGATTGTTTCTACTAAAAGCCGCTGCGAGCTGCCACCCTGAATCGATGCCTGAAAGGAAGTAATAAAGGTATCCTAACTGGAAAGCGTCCACTTCAAAAACAGGAGCACTCATATCTAAGCCGGTTGCCAAGGCCAAATCATCAAAGGCAGCAGTAATGGCCTGATCTTGGTCAGGCCCTATAAGCTGTAGCAGTGTTGATATCTTTAAAGAGAGATCGCTTTCGTCTGCTTGCAATCCATTCAAAGAGGAGATAAACCCATTGAAACTCTCTGAGTCGGAATATTGCTTGTAAAGCAACACACCAAGACCACGACCAACCATACGAATCTGAGCGGTGGATTGGCTGTCTTGTCCGTTTTGAGTAGTAGCGCACGAGACAAAAGAAAAACCGGCCACTAGAACAATCAGAGCCAACAACAAACCATTAATCATCTTCTTTGTCATTACACACCTCCATTAGCTTCTTTTTTAGTTTGCACATCTCTTTTACTAGCTCCTTTGAATTACGCCACCTCCTTTGCCCTGTAAAGTAAGAATAGAATCTATCATAAAACTCCAAAAACCAAAGACACCTACACAAGACATGTAGCGGATTCAACTTATGGTTTAAGATATTCCGAAGCATTAGACTTATAGATGCTTCTGCTCTACTAATGATCTGAATAGATCCAAATCAAAAGCTTTGCCTGGGCAAGTTTTACTACCTCCAATTAAGTCTCTATGCCCTACAATATTGCTTACTGGAATATGATAAACCTTACAAATCCAAGTTGCCAGCCGAGCCCCTGCATATAGTTGAGTTTGAGAAGGAGCGTGTGTATCAAAACATCCAACAAAGCAAATCCCAATAGAGTTGTTGTTATGTCCTAAACAATGAGCGCCTTTCACATTAGGCATTCTACCCATTAAAATCTCATAGTGATCTCTGATATACTCAATGCCAAAATGATATCCTATATCAGACCAGCCCAAAGTCTCAGTATGGTAGCGACGTATGGCATTCCAAGAAACTGTATTGCTATCCTCAGTCAAACTATGATGGATTACTAAGATATCAGGGACCATTTGCTTATCCATTCGTCAATGTCGATAGAAGTCCGCTCTCTTATATGACTCCTGTGGTTTTCACAAGTATTCAACACATCGTGCAATAAAATTCTAGTTCTTCTTGGAGATCCTTTTATAGCGTTCTTGGCATAACGCTCGGCCCAGACTTTGCCTAATGTTACATATGTTGCCAGTAAACGATTTCTGTGGTAGTCATCATAATTCCAGTTGTAGCCCCTCTTATCTCCATGGTGGCGCAAAGGCCCTCCTGGCATCAGCCATACATTCCTTCCAGTAACAGCCATTGCCCAATTCCAAAAATTCTCCCCTCCCCCGTAGATACCAAGCTCTTTCGGCCATCCTCCAAGATCATCATATATTTGACGGGAAACAATCATCCCGCAAGTACTCATACAAGGCCTAGTAAAAGGGATTATTTTAGAAGAGTCAAAAGAACAAAATTTGTAATGAAGCACTCCCTTCTCTGGTTTAGCTACCAGCCTGTACATTAAAACTCTATGCTCTATAATGCTATACGTTAAAGGAAGATGCAAAGATCCGTTGAGTCCTTCATGATGATCGATGTAGTACTTGCAAGCATTCGCTAATGAATTTCTAGACGGTAGGCAGTGAGCGTCGCAAAACAAAAAAACATTGCCACGAGCACACTCAGCAGCAAAATTTTTACATTGCCAATGGCTGAGTTTGCCTTTATATTTCAAAATTCTGAGCCAGGGAAGGCCTTTCATCAAAGCTTTGTCAGTAAATATTCTATGTCCTCTGTCAGGCTCACGTAATTGCTTACGTTCTACTTCGTCACACCAGTTGTCAACTGCAATTACTTCAAATGAAAAAGATCGATCCTTCAGCTCTTCATATAAAGCTTGCAGAGTAAATACTAAGCTAGGCCATTCATTTACAAATGGAACGATTACGGATACCATATTGCTGCCGGGCTTTTTTGTTTGAATTCTAAAGGTCTTAGTAGTTATTTGCTCCTCCGTCTTTCCGCTCTCTGCCTCTGACATTGCTCACTCCTTTCTAATTTATCCGATGGATGCTTCGTTAATAATACACCGCTTTACACCTTTCAAATATGCTGCTTCGCTATGACTCAAAAGTTTACTATCTACATGATACGGAATATTTACTGCACTTGATACTAGCCTAGACAACAAATGATGGTATTGAGTATTGCTAACATGCGACATTACTTGCCTAGTCAAACAGCATATTTTGCTTTCGCTGGCATCTGGGATTTTCATATGTAAAAATTCATGGATCAGAGTTCTACAAATACAACTAGAAGGGTCTACAACAATCCACCAGTTATTCGGATCAAATATACCGTCTGTTCGGCCCTTCAACCTTTGCAAGTAGATAGGAATTGAACCTGTCTTCAATTGACGATAAATCCACCATAATATTCTATCAGCCTGTTTTTTAGTCATCCCCCTAATCCATCAGTAACAAGTAGTAAATAGCAGGAAGTGAAAATTTCTTAACACTAACAAGGGGCATCTCAAACTCATACCATTCGCACCAATCAGAACAAATCTCCCCTAGAATACTATACTTACAAGCAGAAGCACTTGCCTCAAAACATCCGGCAGTAAGAGTAGTAAAGAAATCAATACTCATATCGGCCTTGATACCTGCATAATCTTTCCAAGACTCCAGACCTGACAAGTCATTGACTGCAATGTAATAAAAATCAACCCTACTTTTCGGAGCGTCACAAACAAAACTAACTGGGTACTTTCTCGGATACCGGGCTTCCGCACCAGGAAGGACTTGAAAAACTTCTTCAGGCAATTCTTTAAATACTTTAGTCTTTGGAGCGCACCCTGAAATTACTAGTAGCAACACTATACATATACAGAGTTTACTCCCAGCCGTCTTCACTTTTACTTCCTAAAGTACTTCCAAGATTTCTTGGATTTGCTGCCTCTATCGCTCTCATCCTGCACTCTATGCTATCGGTACGCTCGACCAATTCAGCAATACGTTCTGCGTAGTATTTCTCCATCCACTCAAGCTTCAACTCGGAGTATTGGCAGCAAGCCTCTATGCGAGCACTTACTTCCGAAACTTTGCTATTGACATTTCCAGAACACTTAGAGGATACTGAGATATTAGCAATCTGCATTCCGAAAATACCAACACCAAGAGCAAATACTCCGGCCATTGACCAGAAGAATAAAGCATTTGAGATCTTTTTCTGTCCAAGTATCTTGATGTCGTTTGAATTGCTTTCCAGTATGTTAGTAATAAGCGCAAACGTCTTTTGTAACCATTCGTCTTCGCTCTTACCTTCTTTATCTGGCAAGTATATCTCCATGTCGCATCCCCTTTGCAGACGGAATGGTCACAATCAAAAAACTTGCTTCCTGGCAAATTACTGCTTTGTGCGGAGTATTTTCAGGTATAAAAATGAACCCTCCACGCTTAGCTTTCTTTTTGATGCCAGGCATAACACATCCAACAACGCCACTTATTACTAAGTAGTACTCAACGGCTGTCTCGTGCTTGTGCGTTTTACACTCTGACCCCTCCGGCCCAGAAGCAAGGGCTACTGCATACTGATCGTCTTTATCTGATACAAGCACAGTTTGAGTAATAGGGCCTCCTTTAAGGCACTGGATAGTTCTCACCGGCTTCTTGCTACTGAGTAATGCAGACAACTCAGGAACATCCGCAATCCTGCGCTTTAGCTGCATCAAATCATCAATCCTTTGAGCATTAGACATTTAACTCACCTCCTTCTTAGCTCCAACTTGCTTCAGGCCATACATACAACTCGTCATTGGATTCGTAGTCTTGTAAGTAAAGCCTGATTCTAACCCAGCCCTCTGTTCCAACAGTAAACGTGTCAGAAATACTTTGTGTCCAATCCGCAGCATTTGATCTTGTTGTTACTGCTGTTGCTTCCTCAGTCGCAGTCTGCACATCTCCAGACCCATCCAAGTAGTCAATCTCCATCTTGATATCACCTGCGCCGAGGGAAGCATAAGTAGTTTGCAGCTTGTAGGTTACTGTGTATGCAGCAGCAGTCTTCCAGTATTCGTGCTCGAAAATACGGACGTTATGCGGGTCATCACAATTACTGAGCGCTGTGGCTTCAATAGCGTCACCAGTGCTGCCATCAGGATCTTGACTAGGATAATCGCCAGTCCCATCACAAGGAACTTTGGTTGTTGCGCCAAACGAACTATAGATTCGGTGTGCATTAGCAGTTTGATCATAATACTCAAATCTAAGGTAGTGTCCGCTGTGACTCTGATTATTTCTAGTGCTGGTAAAGGTAAGTCCACCAGACGGCACTTTGCAATTAATAAAATCATAGTTGCCAGCAACCTCATCGGCAAGGTTTATATCACTGAAGACACAGTCGATTTGGTTATCATCTGCATCCCAACCAAACGTACAATTAATATACGTCTGATCTGCTTTATTCAAAAGGTAGTCGTAGCCATAAAAATAGCAATCTTTATAAACAATACCTACTCCTAAGTTTAGCGTCGAACAAGCCGCAAAAGTACAGTTCTCATATGTAGCGGACGAACCATAAAGACCAGATCCTCCGCCAATAAATATTGTATTCTTAACCAACGTATCTCCTCGAACCCTGTTCTCAACTCTGACTCCTCCATAAAGATAACCTCCATCTACTACACAGCCGTCAAGTGTGGCAAGAGATGTACCTGTACCAAACGAACTTATATCAGAAAGGGTATCTCCTCCGTCAAACCCGAAATAAGAGGATGCAGTATCTCCAATGGCTGCATTACTTACGTTGGCTGTGCCATTACTCCCGTAAGTCCCGCCTCTCTCAAGCCCTTCACATGCATACACTTGAATGTCATGCAATTCAGTGTTGCTGTTAAACCTGAAAAATGGCTTATTGGTCGGACAAGATCCATCTGGAACCTCCCCAAGCTGATAGTATTTAACATTTCTTGAGACATTGATTATATATGAAGTCCAAGAGCTGCCTACTCCAGCAGCACAGGTCACATTTCCATCAAGATTAACAATCGTCCCATCCCCACCATCAAAACTATTTATTTTTCTGACTATCGTATCAGTTGTATAGGAATCATGTTGTTTATGTTCATGGATGACAACATAGTCATTTGCATTCCACTTGGCCGACATATCGGTACTTGTCTTGATAGCGGCATCTCCATCTGTATTCTCAGCATCATTTGCCAATGTGTCATTAAAGGCTGCACCATAGTAGTCTTCGTCCCCATACATAGTCAGAGTGCCATTACTCGTTAGACCTTTTGAATCATCACTGGTGCAGTTAAATATAATCTCTGCTGTCGTACCATCTGGAATAGGAGTGCCAGAGGTGCCTACATTCAGTGTTCCCCCAGAGTCAATAGTGAAAGTATTATTACCAAAAGTGATCTTGGTATTGGAATCTGTCTTAAAGGTCAAAATCCCACCGCTCTGAATTGTAGAGTCTCCAAGCTCATTCGTCTCGGAGACATTGTAAGTAACGGTATGTCCATTTGCTATAGTAAAAGTGTCTCCAGCGTTTCCAGGCCAGTCAGTCCCCTTTGCCCCAGGAGAAGCATTTCCCCAAGTGGCCCCATCGTCCCAGTCTCCTGTTTGGCTACTAGTAAAAGCAGCAGCAAAACCAATGGATACAGAGGCTAAGAAAGTCAGCAGGCATATTGCCAAGATCTTTTTCATTTATTTCTCCTTTGTTGGTAGATCAGAGAGCGAATCTCCTATAGACAGATACTTCTTCTCAATGAGTAGATCCACAACTTCTGATTCGTAATATTTTTTCTCTGGCTCAGGTCCTGGGTTTTCTAATCTGTCGATCATCTTGCTGACTCTTGCCTCAATGTCTTTGACAATGGGCTTTTTCTCAAACGATGTAGTAAAAGCATAATCCTTACTGTCAGCATCCCGTAGAACAAAACCCTGCTCATACCCCCACGGTACAGGCTGAAGGGTATCATACTCAACAGACCAGCCCTCATGACCACTTACAGCCTGGAACTTCGCCTCGCTGATACTTGGAAGACATAGCGTAACAAAACAGACTACAAATACTATTCTACTTATCCAATACATAGCTCCCTCCATAGCTCCAGGTTGGAGCGGTTGTTGACATCCGTTATTCCTTACACAAATCTGCCAAGTCATCAAGGCTCTGTCCTTTCTTGAGATAGCACTTCTTGATAAGCAGCTCGACTACCTCACTCTCTAAATAGGTCTGCTCAGATCCAGGACCTGGGTTGTCGATCTTTGTTTTCAGGTTAGTTGTTCGTCTCGCCAACTCTGTCTTAATCTGCTCTGCTGTTGGCTTCTTCTTAAAAGTCATAACCACAGGGTACAAATGATTAGTGTCTTTGTCAGTTACACTGGCTCTTACTTCAAAGCCCCAAGCTCTAGGCTGGACCTCCTGAGTCTTGCGAACCTGAAGATCAGTCGCAAAACAAAGACTAGGAAGTAGTAATAACAGCCAGAGGGTCAATGTAAATTTTGTCATCTGCATGATAGAATGGCACATAGCATTTAATCCTTATTTTAGAGTCAGTTGCAGGGGTGATGGAGTCAATCTCTAAGTATTGGTCCCAATCACTCGCATTGTCCCGTGCTGAAATTGTTTCATCTGATTTAGTAGTAGTTATTGTGTATTCACTTGTATCATCGTAGCTATCAATGTATTCAGCCTCTAACCAAATATCTGTAGCGGCTAAAGTGTTTCCTCCTCCATCATCATCATGATATTGTACGTAATATTTACATGTCCAAGCTTCGGCTTCCGCTTCGTATTCGTGAGTAAAGATAGGCGGGATTGCTGTATCGATTGGTTCCTTATAACTACTGCCATCATGAATAATCTCAACAAGTGTTCCCGATCCTCCTGTTCTTGCGTTTGGATAATCGCCACCGCCTCCAGCAGTAACAGTGGTACACTCACCTTGGCCTGTAAATTTTTTATGTGCCCCAAGTATTTTCTGATAATTTTCTATTGTTATCAAACTATTCTTTGAAGGGTACGAATAACCAACATCACCATTTGTATGCGAGGCTTTTACATCTATACCAATAATATGCGTAGCATTCATGATCCTAAAGGTAGTATCACCACACGCCGCCTCCACCCCAAGATTCGTATTTTCAAGATACATAGGGTTGTTTCGGTAAGAAAAAATACAGCAATCCCCTACATTGTATGCAGCAAAATCTACAGTATCAACGGAAGCCCCAGCGTCCAAATATATTGCCCGTTGATTCGACCCAGCTCCAACTCCCTCTACTATACATCGACTATAAACAACGTGACAATTTGCGGCCCTGAGCAAAAGGTCCTGTGTACTAGCACGAAATAACATGCTATGCCAAAAACTTGGAGAAGCTGAATTATAGACGATGCCATTATTATCATCAGAATCACACATATCTAGATTTGCAAAATAATAATATTGGTCATCATTTAATTGTAGCTGATATGACTGGTCAGCAAAATCTATTACTGGCAAAGTTTCAGCGTCAGAATCCCAATCACTTTCTTGGATAGCCCAACCAGAATCGTCAAAGCCATACTCTGCTCCCATGTCAGCAACATACGGAACTTCTCCATCATCTGCTTCAATCTGAAATTTTCCATTTGTTCCAGTAACCGTTGAGCCAGCATACTCTCTGTCAATAAGGAAACCAACCGCCGTCTCGCCTCCAGCATCAATCTCAGCATCACCGCCAGCATCATCTGTTATATTATCATCTTCAACCCAAGCACTACCGCTGTATCTATAATATTGAATAGTACCAGTAGTGTCCCCATCATCTGTAAACGCCCAAATCTTTCCTGTCTTAGTTTGTGTTACATTGTCTGCTTCACTTTCAACTGTAAATTCATCTCCGGCTCCCATACCATCAACTCCGGCCTCCCAAAGTACAGCCGTTATAAGGTATTCTTTCCCGTTTGGTGCAGTGCAAAAGCGGCCTACATGTGTTTCACGATCTGGGGTTACGCCCACTACATTATCGACAATATTTGAGCCGTTGGTAAAATCAGCTTGTGTAATTGTAGTATTCGGAATTGCTGGCCTAGGCCAACCAATAGTATAAATTGGTTCTTTAGCATTTCCATCGTAGGCAGGTAAAATATCACTTGTAGGATTCCCTCCATCCCACTCCTGATGAATCCTTCTGATAAAAACGATATCCCCAGCAGAAAGGCTCCCAGACTCTAAAGCCTTCTCAATATCATTCCATGCCAGGTCCATAGTTGTCCCGTTGTCAGTGTTGTCTCCAGTTGTCGAATCAACGAAGTAAATGGCCCCGAAACACTGCCCCACAAGAAGCAACCAGATAATAAAGACTCTACTTATCCAATACATAGCTCTCTCCATAGCTCCAAGTAGGAGCGGTTGTAGACATTACTGATTCGCCGTAAGACCAGACAGGCTCCGAAACATCTTCGGAAACTGTAACTGTAGAACCGCCATAGTAATACTGATAACCGCCCATAGAATTTAATGTATACAAAACCAGACAGCCAATGAGTAGTAATGCAGCAATTAACAATTTCATTACTCACCTCCTAAAAGTCTGAGGTTCTTTTATCCAGTTTGAACTTCAGCATTACCAAACTAGCCCCTACCACTTGTCCATAGTCATCGTTGTCATCTTCATCCCGATAGAGTTTAAAGTGGATTGTCTCTCCTGCCGTAAGATCAGTAATATGAGTACTTGTCATAGCAGAACTCCACGCAGTTGCTACTCGGTCATATTGCGCATCTGTTCTTGATCCGCTATTGGATGTCTGAGCAGTGCCATAAGTACCGTCAAGAGAATCCCCATCTCCAAGAGAGAATCCCTGCATCTCAAACTGCCAACTTTCAGCAGACGGCCCAGTGGCATTATATACCCAACAAATCACTCTAAACTTAATACCAGCCGTCACATCTAAATCAGGCGGCGCCTCCCACGTAAAAGCAAGATCTTCGTCCGAATCTGCGGCAAAGGTTCTGACATCTACAGACTTAGTGTTTGAAGTGATTGTTTCCAATGCATCTGGAGGGCTTGCTCCATCTGTCATGTAGGAAATGGGAATAGGGCAAGTCTCCACAAAATCATTTACTCCTGAGATTGTTAAGTTGCCGTCCGTATCCCATCCATACCTAGTTGCTTCCAAAGTCTTTATGGTGGTTGCAGTAATAGTTCCTGGACTGGCTACTCTATTCCTGACTATCCTAATCCAATAACCTGAACTACCATCGGCACCGCCAGGATCTGCATCAGATTTCCAATTGGTAAGATTTGCTGAATTCCACACTATCTCTCCGCTTGTAGTAAATCCTTGAGTGCCATCTGAAGGATAGAATTGTACCCAAGCCGGAGAAGTGTCGTAATAGTAAAACTGAGGGAAGATAGTCTTTGTGCCAACGGAGGAGAGTAATACTTCAAGCTCATTAAATGTGGTTGCTGAGCCTATGTAGATCGCATCATCAGCATCCACAAATATATCATTTCCGTCTATTCCGTCTGTCCATGCACCTCCATCAGGATACCTTGCAGCATATTCGGTTTGACTAGGTGTAGCAAAGGCGCCTGTCTGTTGGCATACAGGAGCGACTCCAGGCTTTGCACATAGCGCCACAATAGTTCCACTCGTAGAACCTATAGAGGCAACATCCAGCGCACGCAAAGTGGAGGAAGAATCCAAATTACTAGCATCTAAATTCATTGATATACCTGTATAGGTCGCCGAAGCCGCACTGCCTGCATCTTTGTCAAAAAGAACTCTGCCTTCCACCACATGAAGAGCTGTCTCATGCTCAGGCATTACTATTCTTGCTCCCTCCAAATCTGGGGAGTTAGTAGTATCCACACCTGATAGATTTACTGCAATACCTCGAATCTTAGCCCCGGCTGCGCTCGGATCTAAATCATCAGGTTTTACTCTAACACCTGTCCAATCTTCATCTCCTCCTAAAGCCTCACCCCCAGTAATATCAATGGCCTGATTGTCAGTACCAGAAATACTAGTTTGAGATATTGTAAGAGCTGGCTCTGAAGTATTGTTCAAGGTCACCTTGTTAAGCGTTTGAGTGCCATCTAGAGAATCTACATCTCCATCGTCATCAGTGTCAATCTGATGTAAGTAATCATATATGTCATCTTTCTCTGGAGAATCTGTGTCTCCATTCCAGCCAGCAGCGTAAACACCATCAACTCCATCGTCATCGTCAACGATAGAAGAATCAAGATTGTCTACATCTCCATCGTCATCTGTATCAAGCAGATGCAAGTAATCATAAATTGAGTTCTTTGAAGCGCCATCTTCATCAGCATTCCAGGCATTGGAGTAAACATCATCCTCCACTGTGCCAGCCCTTAAAGATCGTGTACTTGACGAGGCTCCAGGGGAAGCAATCCGTTCTGGCCCCATAGGTCCGATAGTAGAGTTCTTGTCCATGGCACACGATACCATAAACAACACTAGTATACTAATAACAAAAAATCGTTTCATATCTATAAACACCTCCCAATTAGTCATAGAACAAAATTTCAAGAATCTCGCTTCCTGCCGCTACACTAGCAAAACAAAGTCTCTCGTCTGCTTGTAAGCCAATGTTCATAGACCATTCCCCTGCTATGGTGTAATAAGTAGTGCCAGCAGAAGTCAAAGACACCAAAAAATCAGACGCTGCTCTGGTCCTCATCATAAAGCCTTTGCATGGATGAGAACTTTTAATGGCTTGCCATGCGTTAGTAAGAGTAATATTCTTTACCTCTGTTATCTCACAACCTCCAGGAATAGGGTAGCCAGCAGCGTCCCTTTTGAATGGCCTTGTCAAATTGTGTGTAGTCATTTACTTATCCCTCCTTTTCAATCCTCGTTTGTGTAGTATTTCAGTTTTGAACCAAGGGAAATGTCTTACTAAGCCAGGGGCCAAAGTAGCAATTACTTCCAAACGTATGCTTTGAAAGAAAATTACTTTGGCAGTAATGAACTTGATTTGAGTCCCTTCTAAAGTGGAAACTATCCTATTAAATCCACGAGACCTTTTTTTAAGGCCATAGTAATCGATTACTAAGACCTCATCGGTATCTACCTCCTTCCCCATAAGCAAACCGAAAGGTTTAGAAGATAATCGACATGGCTTTGGCGAAACTTCCTGAACCCTGCCAAGCAGACCAAGTTTAACCCCTGGCAATATCACTCGTCTTTCAAATTTACTTCTGTAGCTTCTAATATTCATAAATTGAATTGCACCTTGTCACATCCCGTTCGATTTGCTCTGTCAGAATCTAGGAGCATTCTTATATCGTATATTTGACCAAAGCCTTTTAGAGGAAGAGTCATTTCAAGATTTTTCCATTCCTTATCGTAAACTCTTATTTCACCGTCTGTTGACTCCCTGTCTCTCCTACCTAGTGGAATATTTGCTGATATTCCAATGACTCGAAAGTCAGACGCTACAACAACTCCTCTGGGATACCCACCAGTATGTAGTAACACTTCTTCACTGTCGGCATATTTAATTACTCCTTCATTTGATGAGCAAACAACCAATCTGCCATACTCACGCCATATGTTATGAGAGCCAGATCCCACGTTGTTGATTTGATCCTTCAATCCTAGAAAGGGATAGCTATATTGCTGCAAAAAAGATCCGCTCTTATTGTTATGACAGAGAATCGACATTCTTTTTGTTTTGTAGTCATACCAAACAGAATTTAGATGAACGTAATTATTCCCTCTTCCTTTAGTATTATAGTATTGAAGCAACCCAACTGGTCTCCAAATTTCCCATTTAGGATTGTTAATATTTCCATTCCATTTCTGAATATAATCATATTGAGTATTAGTAATCCAAAGATATCCATCAAACCAATAGATTTGATGAGGTGCCGTCAATGGCATATCTTCTGGAGGGTATACAGTTTTGATCAATGCTAGATTTAAATCAAAAACATTTATTGCTGCCTTCTTTCCTTTCCATTCAGCAACAAATAGATTTTTTTCATTCCAAGCAATACCCCAACATCTACCTCTTTTTATGGGTCTAATATTGCCGGTTTCCGTGTCAACAACCAAGCAAGCTCTAAAGCTGCCAATTACTAACAATGACATTTAAAAGTACCTCCAACAAATTACTCGAAACGAATACTACTTCCATAAGTACGTTCAAATAAAATACGAGCAGCAGAAATTACATCTCCAACAGCTATGCTCTCCCAGCAAATATGTTTAAATCTATTCTTGCAAGGATGGTGGTTATAGCAATCATCAGAGCAATCCAAACGACAAGAAAGATTTATATTTTGTTGATAGCCAGTCCATGCAGGATGTATAAACCCTCCAAATATAGCAACACAAGGAATTCCTAAAGCTGTTGCCATATGCATGATACCGCCCTCTGGGCAAATTACTATCCGGTAAGAAGATAAATGCTCGGCTAGATCTATAACTGAGCGGAAGCGAGGTATTGCTTCCCACCCCGTTCGATTTACTAATTCTTGGGCATGTGGCCAATCTTTCTTGCCTCCATATTTTCCAGTCATAAGAACTTGAACACCAACGTCCTTACATTTTGGCTTCCTTTTAGTAAACAACTCAGGTAACAATTTAGGTACTGGAGTAGTCAAATTGAAATTACTGCACACTAATTCCCAGTCGGTTAGGATATGGTGTTGAGTCGGTTGTTTTAAATGTATAGGATCAGGATAGGCTAGAAATAAGCCGTCATTCTCTTGCCCAACCTCATCTACAAAAGGATTATGCAAGACCAGGCCAGGGTGATTTGTGTTTATCTTTATCTTAACGGCATCATTATAGGTCTCCTTTATCATCCGCAAAGTGGGAGTGACAAAGAGTAAATCCCCAATGCCGTTAAAAGATTTCAATATCACCCTGGCCTGAGTCATTGTTACTACCTCCGCAGCCCCATTGGACCAAAGCGTTCGCTCAAAATATTCAAAGCTGCACTTATCACAGTGTCGTCGCCTTTGCCCTTGGTGCTTGCTGCCACCGCCGTCAATAGCCCAGATCCAAGAAGAAGTAACTCCCACCTATCTGCAACCCAGGCCCCCACCGTATCACTTGTGTAGTAATGGCACCATATCAGATAGGCCACTATACTTAAAATGTAAGCTAAGCATCGTTTGACTTTTTCCTTTTCAGTCAAGTCATTTTCAGTCAACTCTTTAGGGATTACGCACTCTCTCTCATTGTCAGTCCGATCTTCATCTATTGTTTTTGCCATGTGACGATAACCTCCTTTCTTTAACCTTCCCTAAATAACGGGAGCTGTCCTTCATATACTATTTGCCACCTTTCAAAACATAAGCAAATATGCTCATGAAGTTTGTCTGGAGTAACCCCATTGTAGTAAGGGAATAACTCAAGATAGTGCAAGCCTTTTGCCACGAATTCACTACAGACAACTTTGCCAGTAGCTAATTTGTTTAGGCCTGGCAAGGTATGAAATATGATCCTGTATATAGGATAGAAATCTTTGTGGTGCTGCTCTCCTAACCAGCTTAGAACTTTCAAAGCTGTCTTTTCATTCATGTACTTGCACCTAGCAATCAATACCTCAGCTCCAGCATAAGCACGAAAAAATTTCTGGCTAGTAACTCTCCAAAGACATTCGTAAGTAAGACCTCTAGTGGAAGCAATCCAACCAGCGTGTTTGTACTTGGCTTTAAAGTCTCCTCCATACAAACGCTCAAAGAATCCTATGCCGTACCCAATAGGACCTCGACTGTTGACCAAAAAAATATCGCCTGGCCGTACTTGCATTTTATACGGATCTAACTTTTGCATGTCTTACCTACTTTCAAACGTGTGAAAGCTATCCCATCAAAACCAAAATTGTGTAGTCATTTGGAATAGCAAACACAAGATAATTTTGAGGCTCTATCAACTTAAACTCTTTGCCGTCACAAGCCCCCAACAAAGCATGGGCATATGTCTTACCGTTCTTTGGGTATTCTACCCAAACTATAAAGCAAGCCATTCTTGCTAGTGTAGCATCCAAGTGCCATACACCCATACCAGCAAAGGCAAAATCACCGCAATCGTATACAGGAAACTTATACACATTTCGAGTAGCAATCCTATACCGCCTAAGAGCGTTTACTAGTTGCTGAAAATCTGAAGGGTAGTATTCCTTTGCATCTTCAAACAAAGGAATTTGAATAGGGACTTGGATAAACTTCTCTATTTGACTGCTAGTCATCGGAGAAGTTGTATCTTGGATCTTCTCCTCTTTTTGCTTCCACAAAATGAAATCCGCCCAACTCCATGCAGGATGGGAAGGAGTTATTGAGTAATCCACTTTCCCCCCAGCGTATTTATTTATATGCTGTGGCACGAAAGGACCTTCCCAAATCTCAACCATAGAGCCATCTGGCTTTACAATGAATCTATGAACTCCCTTAGATACAATACGAAGCAAAGAAGGTACTTTCAACTTGGAAGAGTTGTATTTGGTAGTAATCATCACTAACTCCCTTCCCCATCAGTACGAGGCATAGAAAACCAAGGTTCAGGGTGCAATTCTGGATCAGCCCTTTCTGGATCACAAATTCCAGGGGGCCACCACGGCACCTCACCAGCAGGCTCTATTGAGCAATCAGTAATATACTTAATATCTGCCACAGAAACAAAGTCTCCCATACCTCCGATTTTGACACGCTGCCAATCTTTAGTAATCGATGAAGATATTACTTCCATATCCTCATCAAGGTCATTGGAATGAGCAATAGAATGCCTATTGAAAAAGGCAGAGCCGATTAGATTTTCAACAAGCAAAGCAGCAGATGTTCCGGCATCACATCCACCTATTTGAGTTACTGCATTGAATGCGTCCCCTTCAACACCGGCTTGAATAGCATCCATGTAGCATTCATTGGCAGATATTCTTGTAACACCCCCAGCCGCTTCCCAAGATCCGGTCTTGATCAAAGACGCATCGTCACCCAGAAAACTCCAAGAGGAGTCAAAACCGCCTCCTGAGAATGCCACATCAGCTTGCAGTAATTTGGCATCTACAAAGCGACCAGCACCAGAAGCTCTATCTTGAAAAGCGTTCAACGGCTGATCTTCCGAGTTCTGCCCCATAGCATCGCCAAAAATTGAAATACGGGCATCTCCACTTTGGACATCAAACTTGCAAGTAAATTCCCCATCTGCATAGACGTAACTGCACAAAGCAAAAAGAACAAGAATAGCAAAGCAGTACTTGATCATTTTACGAGTCATTGTTTTAATCCTCCTTTATCTTAAAGCAGTCCTTAACAATTGAAGCAAACTTTTCGACTCTGACAACATTACTATGCCTACGTCTAACCAATCTCTCTCCTTTTTTGGCCACCACCTCCAGCTCATTTGGACGATCTATAAAATATTGTATCTTGTTTTTCATTTGCTGCACAGTCTCATAGAGAATGAAATTCTCATCTGGTTTGTATCCAAGCTTAACCATTCCTTCAAAAGGATCTGACAAAAGCATCGACCCGCAGGCTGGGATCTCCGTCATTCTTAAGTTAAATGATTTGTATCTATCAGACGATGCAACAGCTATTTTACTCCTGTTTAATACTTCTATATAATCTCCGTGCTTTACCTTTTTGAGGTGACGTTTTAAATTCTTCAAAGATGCAATATTGTTTCTTACTATAGGACGATTTGGATACTCCCTAGAATTGTAAGAGCATATAAAACATACATCTGTTCTTCTCCTCAGCTTTTTATTTCTATACACGCCAAGGTCAACTCCATGAGGAAGCCAATAAGTCCGAGGCACTGGTTTTAACTTTCTAAGTCGTCTCATAGAGTGCAAGTAGGGAACAAACGCAGCATCAAAATGGTTAGACGTTAAGAAATTGTCCTGTTGTTTATAGTTTCTTGGGAAGTAATCACAAATCAAGGCCACCTTTGGAATATTCTTTATAGACTGCAATCCCCCAATGTACCCAGACACTCCGACACCGCAAGTAACAATGACATCAGGATTATGGAACTCAAAAAAAGACATGATCTCATGTACAGTAGTCAAGCCTTTTGTGTTATGTCTGTCCACTCCATTCCATCCTGGCCCATACACTGCAACATCGTGTTGACGGATAAGCTCCTCACGAAATAGATGAGTACCCCAGTTATACTTCCATCTCCTATTAGGCGCTAGAAGCAATATCCTCATAAAGCTTTACACCTTTCGAGCCTGCCATCCCACCTAATACTTGGAATGAGTAAATGCTTGTGCGATTCTATTCTTGACTTATGAATATTTAAATCGCAAAACATTGACCTGATAGTGCCTGACAGATTGCCAAGAGGTTTGTATCCAAGCTTTAATAGCTTCTCTCTATCAGGATTGTAGTAATGCTCCTCTTCTTCCATACGAGGATTTTCAACATTTGCTACAGTTGCTTCAAACGGCACATAGGATGAGTTATTCGCTTCATCAGCAACCAAAGACGCTAACTCGTCAAGATAGTAAACTTCCTCAAACTGATTGAGAACCCTATACTCCCCACACATCGGCGGATTCTCAATTGCTAATCGGAAACATTGCATTGAGTCACAAAGAGGTAAAAAACCACGAGCCTGTCTGCCTTTGCCGTAAGGAGTCAATGGCACTCCTACCAGGGCCTGAGCTACAAAACGATTGATAGCCGTGCCAAATGCCTCATCAAAATCAAACCTAGTGTGCAATTCTTTCTTGCCTTTCATATCTGGAATACTTACTCCGTATACTACACCTTGCATGATGTCAGTTGATCTAAGCCCCCACAACTTACAGGCTAATTGAATATTGACAGAGTCGTGAACCTTCGTGCAGTGATACCAAGACCCAGGCTGTCTAGGAAAAGGCAAATTGTCAACCCTTCCACGATAAGCAATTTCAAAGAACCCTTCTGGAATTGCTACATTTGGAGTTCCGTATTCTCCCATGGTGCCAAGCTTGAGTAAATGGCACATTGGAAAATACTCCTTCATTACATAGAGAATATTGATTGTCCCTGTTAAGTTGTTAGTGTGAGTCCACGAACAGTGATCAGCACTTATCATACTATAAGGGGCTGACGGCATTTCTCCAAGGTGAACAATGCAGTCTGGTTGAAAAGATCTAAGGAAATTTTTTACTGCCGAGTAATCTGTCAAGTCTCCTCTTACAAAATGTAAGGGCTTGCCATGGACGTGATAAAATGCATCCATCCGATCAGTCATTTTTGCTATAGGAATTGCTGAGTGACTGCCCATCCTAGCAACCCAATCCCTACGTAAGTAATCATCCATACCTCCAACATCGTGTCCATAACTTGATAGGTACTGTGCCAACGTCCAACCCAAATAACCATCAATTCCCATAATAGCCACACGCATACCTCTGTCCTCCTTTTACCTTTTAATATTTTATGTGTTAGTAATACGTTTCAATTTTTGACATACAATAGGCCCTATCTTTTTGGGGTCTAGATGAGAATTTCCAGGCCCTAAAGAGTATCCCATATCTAGAAGACTATCCTTGCCGATTATATCAGAAGTGTAGTCAAGAAAATCAATCTTCAATTCTTTGCAAAGTATTTTCATCATCTCATTGAAGTATAGCACCAAATGAGTTCTTTCAGCTTTGCTTGCATTTACATAAGACCTGGGCGCTCTTTCATTGTCAGTGTAGTCATTACTTGCATAATCCTCCACTGGCGGTAGATGCACCGAGCAAACTATAGGCCTTGAGTACCGTCTAATTGTCTGCAAAAATGAGCAGTAGTTATAAACAGATCTTTCCAGCGTCTCTTTTGGAGTTTGGCATTTTTTTCTAAATACCATTGCATTGCAATCTACTTCACCTATAACAAAAGCAGTGAACGAAGGAGACTTAGACTTTAATGCTGTAAGAAATACATTATGAGCGTTTGATTCTGATTTAGTATTTATCAAGCCATAAGCTGTAGCTCCTGCTATTCTAACAATACAATTTACTAACGGACACCTTCTAAATATCCTTGCATGGCTATCGCCAAGCACCATAACTTTCTTATTACTGTTTTTGCCAGGCATGAAATATCCTCCAGTCCGGTGCCGACTCGGATACTAAGATTCTATGATCCCAATCAGTGTTAGCAATTAACTTTTGCCAAAACCTAGACCTAAATTTTATAGCTCCATCTTCACTGCCATAGTTACCAATAGCATTGTCTTGCGGTTTAGCAAAATAATAAAACACTTCTTTGCTTATGTTGCGAATGCAATCCAATATAATCCTAACTTGATCAAAATCTGCTAGGTGAGCATTTGGAAAGATAATTCCTATATCAAATTCTCCAAGATCAAACATTTCTTTGAATGGAAAGCACACAGACTTGTCTTGAAATATTTCGACCCTCAATGCTGGTTCTAGATACTTGTCCCTTACCAACTCCCAATAACTCCTTCTAGCCATAGATACTAGGTTTAAATCTGATTCAATTCCTACACACTTGTCAGCTCCTTGAAGACTTGCTTCTAAAATCCAATCACCGTTGCCGCAGCCGCAATGTATAATAGTCTTTCCTGCTACATTGCCAAAACACTTGCAGTAATCTAAAGAGAAGTCTATATTAGAATTCCAATTCATATAATAGATACCTCACTGCTTTTATCTACTAAGTCAAGTACAGGTCGAAGTTTTTTATCGCACTCTTCACTCACTCTTTCCAATGGAAAATTCTTAATAGTCTCCAACTGCGGAGGGGAGTAAAACTTGGAAGGTATTAAATTGCGCATAATTGCTGCAACCTTCCCACTGCCATGTAGTCTATGTCTATGATCTGTCCAAAACGCTCGCTTCCCGTTCATCCATGGAATTCCTACCTCGGCACAAAGCTTCTGAAAGTTTTTCTCTTTTGGATCTTTAAGTAGCGAGTTTAATGAAACTTGTATAAACGGAAAGTCCAATTTCAAAAAGTTTGAATAATACCGCTTAGAGTTGCGCACAAAGAGTTCTATATTTCCGTGACCCCTCCCCATTCTCCTTTTCCAAAAAGAGTAAAAAGTTTCTTCAGGAGTTCTTTGAACTAATACTAACTTTACTATCTTTATTTCTTTCAAATTACCACAGTGCAAATGATGTGACTTTATAGAATGCTCAACCCAAGGTAAAAATTTAGAAGAGTCAACAATAAAATCATAATAATTTAAAAAGTATTCATGTATAGAAGACTTTGGAACAGTAGTAAGCTTAGACCAGAAAGAACATTTACCACTCACACAACAAGAGCACTTCAATTGTCTTGGTGGCTTAGTGTAAAGAGAGTAGAGTTCACCGCACGAAAAGCCATTCTTATCATTGCCAAGCATAGCGTCCACCAAAGTTGTTCCGCTATGACTAAGCCCACATACAAGTATTATCCTTTTCTGCATAGCCAAACTGCCTCATGCCTTACTCTCTTTTGCTTTACCAACTCAAGGCCAATTTTTTCAATCATCCTACGTGACGATTTCCTTGAGTAATAGTTGTTAAACAGCGCCCTCCTCTCCCCCTTAACAATATGATCAATTCGAGTCGATTTTTGTAGGTGAAACCAAGTTATCATAACCCATTTTTTGGATACCCTGTTCATCTCTCGAACAATCAGTCGAGGATTTGGAACATGCTCAAGTAGGTGACGGCAAGACACTACATCAAAAGAACTATCAGGAATAGGAAGCTCTTGACCACGGCAGTAGTAAAGACGAGGCCTGCCAATACGATCATTTTCAGCCAGTTTTGGGTATTTGTCTTTGACTTCATCCAAAAATTCTGGCGTTATATCCGCACCGTAGTAAACTATTGGCAGCTTAAGACTTTTATAGAACGCATAGTCATAAGCTAAACCACATCCAACATCTAGCACTGTAGCAACATTTAAGTAATCCAAAATTGCCGCTTGCACCTTCCTAGACGATTTGTCTTTGATCCAACCCTCAAACTTCTTTTTCCAAGCAGTATTTGCTTTTACTCTTCTGCTCCAATACTTCTCATACTTTTCCCTTTTTACAGCACTCATAGAAAAATTCCTTCCATAGTCTAACTATTATTTTCGGATTTCTGGTACTCCAAAACCTCTCTTTTTGAGTAAGAGAAATTCCCCTTAAAACATCTTGGTTATCGTGAATATATTTTAGCCCGTCACAAACCAAATCGACATTACTAGCAGTTAAGTCTCGAAACGGTTTAATGTCCATAGGTATGAGAGGCTTGAATTCTTTGTACCCTGTATGATTGCTACACAATGTAGGTATGCCTACAGCTTTGCATTCTGACAACACAGCAGGGCCTCTTTCCATTTTCGATATTCCCAAATAGCAGGACCACTTAGAGTAGATCTTGGGCATATCTAAATTTGCCAGAGTTCCAGAATGAATGACTATATTACTGCATTCCTTCAAGGACGTGAAGACATCATCTTTTGATCTATTAACACATAACTCGAATCTCCAATTAGGAAAGCGTTTTGCAATAGTAGGCAAATGCTTAATGTTCTTTACTCTCCCAAAATCTTCGCAATACCCAACCATACCAACAGTAAATATGTCAGTCTGTTGTGGTGTTGCGTAGTAAAACTCCTCGGCTATTATAACGGGTATTACAAATACCCTCTTTGGGGTCATGTTATAAATCTCAAACATGGCATTTCGGGCATAGAAAGAATCAGCTACAATGAATTTGCCTTTGAAGGTATCCCTGGCATATCTGGGCTTGCTTATAATCAACTTTGGACTGCCAGTAATACCAGGACCAAAGCTTGTTCGTGGCGCTTCTAGTCTAGCTCTGCCTAGCTTTGAGCATATTCCCCAATGAGTCCAATCAGGTTTCTTGTGAAGATCTTTCGGAGTAAAACGAGCATCAATGTTTACTCTACCAAAAAACTTTGGAAAGTAGCGAATTTTATTCCTAGCCTGTATTCTAGGCCCTCTATTTGGCCTAGCATCTTGTACATCCCGTTTTACTATATTCAACTTGATATTGGTAGGGGGTACTTTTGCTACATTTGGTCTCTTCTTTATTTTTCTGAGCAGTCTAGGAATGCCAATTACTACACCCCACTTTTTCAGAAAGTAAGACTCACTTTTAGCAATCTCAGCTTTGTTCCACCTAGCTTTGAAATACTCCTTAGAATCTGATTGCACATCATGAAAGGCCCTCAATCTAGGGACCATTAAGATAGCCACATTCCATCCAGCCTCTCTCATTTGTAACGAAAAATCAAAATCACTCCACCCTTGCTTATATGTTTTATCGTATCGACAAGACTTAAACACTTTACTTCTAACAATCATGGTCGCAGATCCAAGAACCTCTGCATGGTCTAACGGGGGTTCTGGCTCACGTTCAAACAAAGCAGGATGTCCATGGTATTCTACTAAATGCCACGACACCGCCCTCCTGTTATACCAAATGGTAAGGGCTCCTATATCTTTGAATCTCTCAAGAGTAATGATTTCAGCTTCAATTCCACCACGAGGAAAAAATATGTCATCGTCTAATGTCATAACATAAGGAGTTCCCCATTTAGTGGCAGCTTCATAAGATCCTTCAGCTTTTGGCCTGACTGGGCCTAAAGGTTGCTTGTAGTAATCAATTCTATATCTAACTGCAACATTTTTGCATAGCCTATCCAAGTGAGACTTTTGATCGATTCCTACAGGACCTTGGATCTTCAGTATGAGATTAATCTTTACTTCAATAGCAATTTCTATCCACTTAAGCAATTCAACAACTCTTTTAACTCTAAGGTACGATGGAATTACTATAGTCACCATAGGATCTTTTGAATCCAATATACGATTTAGTATTTGCCGATCAAATCCTTGCCACAATTTAGGCAAACCTTGGCGAATACCTCCTTTAGGAATTACTTCAGTCTCTTTTGGATGTATCTTAAACCAGTAATGTGCAGGCTTTTTACAAGGCCAAGCTTTCCATTCAGCCCTTCCTTTCTTTTTTGGCTTATCTTGTCTACTAACACTCAAAGACTTATCAATTGTACCATACACTTTTCTTTTGGCTGTATCAGAATCCCACTCGCTCTTAGTCCAGCGAATCATTTGATGCACTTTATCTCTATTCCCTCCGTGCGCTCTCCTGGGATGCCACAGATGGAAAATAGTAAATGGCAATGTTTTAAAAGGAACGCCATATGCTTTCAACTTAGACCAAAAAGCATTATCCTCACCGCCCCAAGAAGATCCAAAGTTTTCTGGGATACCTCCCACTTCATCAAAAACTTGCCTGGGTATTAAAGTTGCTCCTCCCGCAGAGCCAAGAAGCGAAGGAGTTTTTACTCTATCTCTCATTTGAGTATTTAAAACTCTTCGATTCACATACAACTCTGTCCCTGCTTTGCTCAAACACACCAGCCTATTCCACGGAACAACAGGGATATGACACCTAGAAATACCACGTAACCATTTTTTACTTACAAGTAAATCACAATCCATTAACAATAGACGATCCCCAGATGCAACATTTTGAACGGCGGCATTGAAAGCCCAAGCCCGGTTAAAACCATTATCAGTTTGAACATAAGAGTAGATCCAAGACTTCTCAGCGATATCTAACTTTTTCGTGGGGCCACATTCAAAAATACAAACTTCAAAAGGCTTGTCAAGTCCTCGCAAAGCCCTTAGTAATTGTTGAAGGCAGGCCTTAGCAATTGGAAGTCTTCCCCTTGAGTGCTGATAAGGAACAATAATCGATATCATACAAACCTTCTAGCCTCTCTGCGAATAGTAGAGTCCTCTACTACTTTACCGCCTTTTTGAAGTAAATTAAAAATTGTTCTATTTGTCCATAGCGTACCGATGCCTACTCTTTTCATTTCTTCTACAACAAAAGGCATGGCTGTTGGAAATAAATGTTGCGAGTGCCTTTCACACAGCAAAGGCAACCTGTCTCCGTTCTCGTCTGTTACTTTACTGAATACAGTCAAAAAGGGAATACCTGACTTTTTACATCTAAGGGATAATCTACGATTGAATAAATGCACAGCCCTTTTACGTTTGGCATATGGCGTTGATCGAAGGAATTCTTCAGAGAGAGCTGTTTGCTGAGGAGGAGGGACGTTCCAAATATAAGTGGTTAAGCCCTTGCTAACTATATCTTTTAAAACTACTTCAAAGTACTTATCCACACATTCATTTACTACCTGTTTGATTGATCGATTTTGCTTAATTGCTTGTCCTACAATATGGCACCGGCAGTCTATTTCTCCAAAAGATAAAAGTACTTCACAAGTTTTAGGGTCCAATGTTTTTAGAACTCTTAACAATTGCTCCCTGCATTTCATAGAGGAGCCAAGCCTATTAAGTGAGTAAGCAAGGCATCGTTTTAAATGGGCTCTTTTTAATCTAACAACAGTCTTGTCATCTCTTTTAAATACAAAATGCTTCAAGTGATTAGAAAAAATCTCTCCGTGACAATCCCCAATAATCCATAGCCATTTAACACGATAAGGACGGGAGCACATAAATCACCAAACTTCACTTTCCTCCATTATTGGACGATAGTGAGACATGTAAAGAGCGTCCATGTTATAGTGAGTCTTAGAAAAAGTTTTAGCTCTTACTACCTCATTTAGAAGCATTCTTCCTTTGATTAGAAAAGCAATATCTTGATGATACCTGTTTTCATCCGAGACATTGTGCTGCCTCCGAAATGAGCCGAAGTCAAAATAAAGAGAGGTATAGCCACTTACCTCTAACTGATTATCCAATGACTTGTTTAAAACTAAGAAGCAGCCTGACAAAGCGGCTTCTGGTACTACCAGCCCAAACGATTCTTCCCTTGTAGGAAAAATAAACAAATTACTCAATTGAAATAATTCCCTGATCATAGTTTTAGGAATTCCAACCTCATACTCTTTGCCAAAGTCTGAGGTAAAGATTACTTCAGCCCCCTCGCCTCTTGTTTCAAGACCGTTGCGCTTTGCTATTTTCTTGTAGTTCTCAATGCTCTGCTTATGACCTCTTGTTGTTGCCCATTGGTTAGCAATTACTAGACAAACCTTATGGCCAAATTTCTTTAGCTTTGAGAAAATTAGTATTACTTCTCTAACTCTTTTGGCCTCTAATCTGTCAACCGAAGCTGGCAATATCTGCAAAATATCAGAACTCAAAATAGTAGGATACAAATCTATAAATCTGCATGTCTCATCACTATAATCCCACCAAGTACGCATGTCTTTTATATGAGGAATTACCCTAATATGATCTGGGGAGCCTTTGTATTGCTCAGCCACGAGCAAAGAATCGGACTGGTTAGGATACACAATCTTATGAAAGGGTCCATACTTCCTTATATTCCACCAATCGAAATTATGTGTCGGGATAGAGTGAATCCAATGAAGCCACCTGGGATCTCTCATATGAGACGACGCTGACTGCATTGCCAATGCATACGGGAGATTCCAGCCAGTAAATATCCAATCGTGAGTAAAAATGATATCAAACCCTTGAAGCTTTGCAGTGAAAAAAGACTCAAGCCTACCCACCAAAGCCTTGTGCTCCTCACTAATATCCTCCATACTGCGATAATCGACCAGATCACCATGCGGGACTTCAGGAGCAAACGAAGCAAGTGAATTGTCTGGAGCAGTACCAGAAAACCTTTCATCTGCGAACACGGTTACATCGTGACCGTGTTTTGATAGCATCCTAGCCTGATCAAGAACAATACCTGATAGCGAGTAACCTGGATTGAACTCTAAAAAATTGGTCAGTATGGCGACTTTGTTCTTCATGAAACCCCCTTTTCCCTTTTAGTATTTTACCTACTTTCAGACGTGTGAAAGTAGGTGTTTTAAATAACCATCAAATAGATAACTCCCTCATAGTAAAAATCTTCACTGGGTATGTTATCATAGGTAAAGGACGGCGAGAACTGCACAGGACCTCCTTCTATTTCAGTCCTAAACCGAACTCTCTTAGTAGTTACATCCAAAGGATCATCTGGATTAGTAATAGTAAGGGTCATAGTAGAACCGGCAGTCTTTGCTAAGTCAGCCAGAGAACGGACAGTCGATCTCTTTTGATAACCGTGGCCATCTTGAGTAGCTAACGTTATTGGCCTACCGTGCTCAGACTTAGCAAATTCCTGTACTACTACTCCTCCTCCTGTTGTTGCCTCTACCGAAGAGTTAAGCCAAGAATGCAAGAATTCATCTGTCCAAACCATATCATTATCCAAAGTCACAGATCCAATTTGTGTACTCATCTTATTATACCCACACTTCAGTAATACGATCTGAGCTAAAAATTCCCTGAACCAAAACTGAGTAATGACCGCCGCCGCCACTATGCTTAGCAACACACACGCTTTGTCCTACTCTTAAACTGGCAGGTCCTGGCACATTTGAAACCATACTTCCATTTCGTAATTTCACATTATACCTACCAGGTTCATTGCCAAGACTGGCAATATTAGCCGAGGAAACTTTAGGAGCAATGGCAATGACTCTTCTATCAGTTATCTTGTTTAATGTCAAGGAAATCATTTTAACTAGGCTCCAAGTATTGATCTGTACTCATACTAGCCCATACTGAAGACTTGGTAAGAGCAATAGAGTAAGATCTCACTTTCAAATTAACTCTGTTCAAACCAAACATTGCTTGTGTCACTTGTACCCACTCAGAAGGAACAACATGATCTCCTTTATGAGGCACCCGCAATGTCCTTTGCTTTGTTCTATAGTAAGCTCCTTGATCAGGATCGTCTAAAAATCTCTTACCTCGACTTACTGCCATAGAGTCAGTCACAATCAAGTTATTGCTTATATCTTGCGCTTCTTTGTCAGCTTTGCCTCTTAGACATCTTACTATTACAGCCATATTAATCCTCCGTAAATTCTAAAGAAGTGATTGTATATTCACTCCCAAAACCAGAACCACAACCGGCAGCACCGCTTCCCGCAATTCTAACTTCTACTATATCACCACAACCAGTAAAATCTAAATCTATCGTGAGAGTGCCACCGGCAGGTACAAAATTTTGATTGTTAGACCCTATTTGATTTGCCCATGGGTTGACAGCTTGATAGTCATCATACACACCACAATTAAGGTATATAGCATCGGGGGAAGTAATTCTCAATTTTGTAGGACGGTATCCTACTTCCCATCCTCCATCAGGGCTGAGCCATATCCTTTGACAGAAACTAGGAACTGGCAAGTATACTTCAGAATCGTACCATCCCCAAGCATTCCAACTGCCCCACGGTCCTACATTCCAATACACTACATTAGTATAGTCATCCCAACTAGCACCAGTTTCAACACATTCCCAAAATTGAATATTACTCACATTAAACTCAGAATCCAATTGTTCTATTTCCAAACGAGCGATATCTCCGCAACCAGAGAAATCTAAATCAACTGTAACGGGAGAGGAGAAGTCTGATGCTTCACCTATTATATTATCATCAACATCCAATAACTTCAATGAGTCAATTTGCCATTCCACATCTAAAGTTATTTTCATTTTAGGAGGTCGAAAATCTTCAAACCAATCACCTAAAACATCCAAATACAACCTACAAAGACCGCCACCTCCTGGCAATACAGTGCTTGCCCATTTACTTAAACCAGCATTCCAAGAACCCTGATCTGCATTCCAATAACTATCAATGAAGTAGTCCACCCATTGCCAAACACATCCCTCTGACTGCTCAAGTTGCTCTGCCAGTGTATCTCCTGTCTCTCTAAGCTTTGATAACACAGTTGTCACATTTCCTTCAGGGATTATCCTAAATGTCATTGCTCCGCTATTATGGATTACTTTACCAGCATATCCTCCAGTGTAGTAAAGACCTTTATAAAGATGAGGCTTATCTCCATCTAGCACTCCTCCGATATTAAAATCACTTGCATTGTCAGAACCTCCTAACGTAGGCATTTCCTTTCTTAAGTATTTAGTAATTGATTGACTCATTAAGCTTCTATAGTAAAATCATCATTGTCAATTTCATCTTGATCCGAATCTACATACCCAGCCTTTGTTATTTTCAAGTTGTGGTCCCCGACATCAATTCCTACTACCTGCAATTTGCCGTCTGCATCTGTAACCCCTTCAAAATTTCCATCTATGTATACCATAGCACCAGATATAACTACATTGCTAATGTAATCTCTCACATAAATAGTCACATCTTGAGGTATCCCAGCAGCCCCTATTGTAATAGATAATGTGGTACTATCCCCATCCCCAGACCTTCCAGTAATAACTACAGTGCCTGTATTCAAACTAGCAGGGACACCAACAGAATACTGACGGTAGGCTGTCCTATAAGATATATTTGCCACAACATCCCTATAGGCCGATTCGCTTACTAGTTTCTCAATCCTCAATTGATTACTGCCTTCTGCCCATTTAATATCACTATCAAACAGATTCAAACCTGGAAAAGATCCTCCAACCTCCATAGTAGGATAGCCAGAACTCGAACGCACAGGATAGGATAACGAAGCTACTCCATCAGTAAATACAACTTCTTCTGATTTGTCTTCTTCCACCAAAACACCAGGATTTGCGACTACTGACACTCCAGAAGAGCAAGAAAAAGTAAACCCAGAATCAAAAGCTCCATACGCTCTAATTACTACAGTGTCTCCTCCGACTGGATTGTCAGGAGAGTATTTTTCAATAATAATGTATTGATCCCAATACTCCTCTCCGCTACCTACTGTGAATTCCACTGAAGCGTATGTAGACTTATCGGCAAAGTAAAACAGGGCCTGGCACACCCCGACAGCATCTGCCAATAAAATATATTCACGGTACGTTACAGTATATGTTACTTCTTTGTAGTCAAATGGAAGATTAGCATTCCCTGTCACTTCTTGATTGCCGTTATAGTCAGGGAACGAGTAATTGCCCTTGCCCCACATTAAAGCCACCGTCTCAGTGATCTCTTCAGTAGCGTAGGACGTTGGGAGTTGATAGCTGCCATTTGGAAAATAGCAAATCGGCACAGCTCCATGGGAATGATAGTAAGGTACTTTTACTCTTACTTCCCTTCCATCCTTAATGTCGCCTGTTGTTAGTATTTCAGCAGCTATGGAAGCCACAGCGGCATCACCATCGTCAGGCCCAGGCTCATACCCATGAACGACTACCTTGTTATATCCAGACGATTCTTTTATTTCCTCTCCAATTACTACAATGTCATCGATATCTGTGTATGATTCGACTGGAGTTTTTGCAATAACTGAATAGGATTCAATTGATAAATTTCCATCGATGGATGGAACAAGTTGAGCACCAACAGCTCCCGCCAACATTTGTATTACTTCTATTATAGTTTTACCTTCAAGCACTAAAGAGTCCCTCTTAAGAACATAATCTTCCACGTTCCAAGATATAGTAATTTGCGGAGAAGGGATTGTAGGGGCATAAGAAGTTAGTACTTGATTGATAACAGTAGAAGCTGTTACAGCACCCGTCCTCCATTGGTGTACATCTATAGTAGAGTCATTGTCTTGTATAGTCTCACAGAAAGGACGGGACAAAATGGCCTGAGCAGACCTTCCCCAAACAGAAAAACCCACACCGTAAGAACCTGCATTACTAGTTCTTTCTTCGCAAAAGAATCTATAAGTTTGACTCCCTATAGCCACCTTGATTCTAAGCTGACCCCTTTTGGTATCTGGATCAAAAACATCCCACAATTTACTAGACATCAAATCTATAGATACAGTAAAGCAAAAGCTTTTATCATCCATCTGTATTCGACACGATTGCATGTCGTCTATTACAGATTTACTATCTATAATCACATTTATTGGAGTTGACATAGAACTAAATCCCATGGGACTTAGAGTAGTAATAATCGCCATACCCTTGTCCCATATCTTCATCTAAAATATGATTAGTTAAGCGCAAAGAGCCTGAGACTTTATCCAGTTCGTTAATGTCTGCCATTAATCGAATATTGCCATTGATGGAAGTTAGTATATGATTTCTAAGTCTCAATGGGCCTCCAGCAAGTTGAACATTTGAAGTATTTCTCAATCTCAAAGTACCTCCTACTTCTATACCAAATCTTAATCTCAATTGTCCATCTATCTCCGCAATAGGCTGGTGAGTAATTGTAGTTGTTGTGGTGCTAGTCGAACTGCTAGTTGTAGTGGAAGTACTTGTAGTAGTGGTACTGGTTGAGGTTGAAGTACTGGTTGAGGTTGAAGTACTTGTAGTAGTGGTACTGGTTGAGGTTGAAGTACTGGTTGAGGTTGAAGTACTGGTTGAGGTTGAAGTTGTAACAGTGAAAGTACTAGTTGTGACAGTGAAAGTACTAGTTGTAGTGGAAGAAGTACTTGTGGTAGTAGATGTGGTCGTGGTGGTTGTCGTAGTTCCAGTGCTCCACTCTAAATGCAGCTCTGCTTCAGACCCGACAGAGTATCCATTGAATGGGCGATCTGTCCAAAACCCAGATCCGTTGTCTACCAGCATAGCCATCATAGCATTGCCGGAAGAAAAGCCTACCCTATTTACTACTTCCTGAACAGCACTGACAATACTTGGGGAATTGTACCACTGACTTGCAGTCCAAGCCTCTTCCCCTGTCCAGTTGCTTTTTGCTGTAGTAAGATCTTTAGCCCAATAGTCTGCATAATCTGTAGGAGCTGAGGCATCATCGGCATCATTCAAATGAATATCACAGTTAAAATCCCCAGAATCATTTGACGAAGCTTGTAGCCTAATATAGGCACCAGTTATTGTTGCCCCTTGAGGAACGGTAACATTAGGAAAGCGCAACCAGCATGAGTATTCCGAGTTAGACTTCCCTACAACACAGCTACCAACAGCTACATAAGTGCTCGCCCCACGGACATACCCACCATCAGTTGTCTGCCCTGTTTCAAATGTTGCTGATGCCATCTACCCAATCCAAATCTTAAGTGGTAGTTGTAGTAAAAGTAAATGTGGTTGTAGTAGTGGTAGTTACAGTGCTTGCCGATTCCGCTTCCCATTCCAAAGCAACTAAATTACCTGCTAAGCTTCCGGTGGCAGCAGGAACAACTTCTTTGACCCAAACACCATACCCAGCATGTGTTGTAGTAAAAGTGATTGTATCTCCGGCTTGCCAATTGCCGCCCCAACCGTCCTTGTCCAAAAGGAAGTAATAGCTTGATCCATTTGTCGGCTGGAAGTCCGTATTAATATCTCCAGATCCTACACTCCCAGTAGAAGCGCCGGACACTGAAAAATTGGTGGCGTCTGAGAAAGTCAATGTCCAAGAATCTGTGACTGTCCCTTTGTTGTATACAGTCAAAGGATACCCGGCTTCGTCGTATGTACCAGTAGCACTTGTCTCAACCCAACTCCCAGAATCTGCCACAATGTTACCTAGATTAATTTTTGTACTGACTATAGTACCAGATCCAGAACTGAAGTTATTAGTAAATGTGCCTGTAACGTTAATAGTGGCAGTATTCCCAACAAACGCCGGTGCGCCACTAACCACCATCGACTCAACATGCACACCATCATCAACTCTAATAGTAGCCCCGTCATAGACTCCATTTGCTGCATCGTAGGTAACTTGCAAAGATCCATCCCCGGCTGTTATATTTGCAGCAAGAGTACCAGACCCGGCCCAATTACTATATCCCTCAGCAGCAGATTGAACATCAGTATCTGTGCCTGGTTTTATCCTAAAATAGTCGCCGCCTGTAGACAAGATGGAAATCCAAAGGTGGCAATGATACAGCACCAGATCTTCAACATTTTCATTTCTAACAAACATCTTACGATAGCGAGTCACTCCTGCCACTCTCTCATCGTGCGTTACATTTTGAAATAGATTGTTGAGGATGTAGTCAACCACTTCAGTAGACCCTATGCCCCCACCATTACTACCAGCCACATCATTGACATTCTCTGACTGATAGAATACTACATCCGAAGAAGCTATAGTCATTTTAATCCCTCCACATTGCTAGTCTGCTATGGTCAATTGTTCCCTACCAACAGTCCTGATCAACTCTTCGACTACACTTTTCTTGCCTACCAACGGATATCTAACTCCTCCAAAGTCGATGTTGACCTTACCCATATCATCCAAATCTATATTTTCTACTCTCTTTGTAGTTATCTCAGTAGTGTTCACTCTATTAGTACTTGACACAGCAGACCTGGCTCTATTACTAATGTTAGCCATTCCTCCCTTGGCCATCTTGTGTGTCATGCTATTGATAGCCTGAATCAAAGGTAAGTACTTAGCCGTTGCTGCTTTGTTGATAACATACTCACCGGCCTCAAGAAGAGCAGGAACTCTATCGCCTCCTCCAAAACCTGGAAGCCTGCCACCAGCAGCTAAAAGAATTGGAGCAATTCGGTCTGCTATTCCACTAGCAAAGCCAGCAACACCTCCACTTCGCAAACCGCCAAAAGCTCGGACGGGATGGGAAGTAAAAATATATCCTAATTCTTTTTCAAACAACTCCGATACCCAACGAGGAACCCCAGTGTCTCCATAAATAGACCCAGCATCCTTCAAAAAGCCTGTTCTCCACTGAAACTTACTTTCGGCAGTATTTCTAAAAGATTTTCCACCTATTTTAATACGAAAAGATTCAAAGAGACTTTCTAGAAATAGCTTTTCTGCCTCTTTACTACTTTTGTGCGCTTCTTTCCAAGATTCCATTTGATGATCAGGCAGTCCTCCATAAGAAAAATATGTTCCAGGGGATTTGTTGCCACGAGCCCATGCCACAGACCCGCCAGCAGCAAAGCCAGGTACTTGACCGCCAGCAGCAAAATACAATCCAGACTTCTTGAGTAATTTACGAATTGATTGTGCCTGGTCGTATGTTCTCCATGGATCGTAGTAAGTTTCAGATCCTGCGAATTTTCTCAAAGAATCAAAAAACCCTCTTTGCTGAAAAGCCAAAGACTGTCGATCATTTGGGGATAGTTCCCCCCACGACAAAGACTGTGCCAACTCTTTCAGCTCTCTAACTTTTTCTTCATTGCCAAAATATTGTTTTGCACCGGATCTTCTCGACAAGCTTAGAATTATATCAATGAAATCTGCTTTGTCTTTACTCAAACCTCCAGGCTTCCAACCACCCTTACTAGCCGCTAGTTTAGTTTGCTCAAACGCCTCAACAAAACCACCTTTAGCAAATCTACCTAAACTACGACCTATATTCCCTTTAAAAGAAGAAGCACTCATAAGTTTAGCAACATTACTTACACCAAACAACTTTGCTTTTTGCATCAACTCTCTTTGAGTCCATTCATACATTAGAGGATGAGTAAACTTCAAATCCTCAGAACCAAACGCCTCAGAAGCAAGACGGTAGGCAAAGTCTACTAAATCAGTATCAATGTCGGCTGATCTTTTATATTGAAAACGTTGTCCAAGTATATCTTTTCCTGTGTAATTACTTCTCCTATAGTAAGTAGCGAATGACTCCATCATTTCTACCAGTAACTTCTTTATATCTTCTGGGTCTTGCCCTTGTAGACTTTTTGCCCGTTGCATAA